GCCACAGATAGCGAAAATGTGGGCGTGTATATTCAAGCCATCCACGGTTGCTGTGAGAATCGTGGCATTATGGCACACTCTAGTCTAACACAGACCACTGTGCTCAAAGGTGCGTTTACAACTGACGCAGGAACAAAGAAAGAATTCTTTGATAATATCAAACTACAACAGGACTTTGCCCCAAGATGACCACAGCTAAAGACTTAACAGATCAACTAATTAACCGTGCTAAAAATTTACAAGAGTTTATTGTAGAAAGAGATTTTGATTGTATTCCAGCAGGTGTAGTTAAATTTAATATCCAGCACACAGTTGGACATCCAGCTAGAATTTTTGTGCCTGCTCTTACACAACAAGAAGCAGAAACTATGGTAGATGAATGGTTTGAGGAAGAAGTATGAAGTGGTTTAAACGAATGATAATCAATTGGGTGCGTGAAGATTGGGAAAAAGCTAGCCAGCCTCAGCAGGACGATTGTTACCCAAGTACTAAGATGAGCCGTGGCAACAGTATTAGTGGTCGTGCTTCTATTGATAGCGAACCTATGCTTCAGTTTAAAGTATACAGTGCAGTAGGTGGTAAAATTGTAGAGTTTAGTCGGTATGATCGTAAAAATGACAGACACGATCATCAAGTTTATATTGTTGGCAAAGATGAAGACTTTGGCGAAAAGATTGCTAAAATTTCAACACTAGAGGTTTTACGATGAATGCACAATTACCAGCAGAAGGCATTTTAAAACACAACGATTGGGGCGACTCAAAAGTTTATCGTGTCACATGTGAATGCGGTAGTAGTGAATGCGATCATAATGTATGGGTAGAAGCAGACGACACCGGCGTTGAAGTAACTATCTATACCACAAGCAGAACTAATTTTTGGACTCAAACACGATGGTATCATATTTGGACTTTGCTTACCAAAGGTTACATTGATACACAATCGACTATTTGTTTGAAACGACAAGGTGCGCTTAACTATGCAGAAACTTTAAAAAGTGCAATAGAAGATGTTGAAGCTTTTCGTAAAGATAGACAAGGCAAGGAAGAACGTGCTACAATAACAAAAATAGCAAATGAACAGGATTGCGTATGAGTAAGATCAAGATAGCAGAATTATTTTATAGTATACAAGGCGAAGGACGTTACATGGGTGTACCGTCTATTTTCTTACGTACATTTGGCTGTAACTTCAAGTGTTCTGGGTTTGGTATGCCACGTGGTGAATCTAGTCACGAAGCAACAGACATTGCGGCCACACATACAATGATTACGCCGTTTGCAAAGTATGAAGACTTGCCATTAGTTAGTACAGGCTGTGACAGCTATGCCAGTTGGCATCCAGACTTTAAAGATTTGTCGCCAATGCTAACAAGCGAAGCAATTGCAGATCGCATTTGTGAAATTCTTCCGCAGGATCACTGGAAGGATGAACACTTGGTTATTACAGGAGGTGAGCCCTTGTTAGGTTGGCAACGTGCTTATCCGGAGTTGTTGGATCATCCTAAAATGGCCGGCCTAAAAGAAATTACATTTGAAACAAACGGTACTCAAAAACTAACAGAAGAGTTTAAAGAATATCTAGTAAAATGGCAAATGCCCAATATGGAGTTTGCCAGAGAAGTTACATTTAGTGTAAGTGCTAAACTACCGTGTAGCGGTGAAAAGTGGGAAGAAGCTATTCTTCCAGAAGTAGTTTGTGAATACGAAGATTTTGGCACAGCGTATTTAAAATTTGTTGTTGCTACTGAGCAAGACTTTGCAGATGCAGAATGTGCTATTGCCGCATATCGTAAAGCAGGATTTAAAGGACACGTTTATCTTATGCCAGTAGGCGGTGTAGAAAGTGTTTATGCATTAAACAATCGTGCAGTAGCTATTATGGCAATGAACGCAGGCTTACGTTATAGTGATCGCTTACAAGTGCCGTTATTTAAAAATGAGTGGGGAACTTGATGAAACATATCATTAGAAAGATGTTTGGTATTGATAAGATACTTGCAGAAAAAGAACAAGCTCAATTAGAAACAACCAAAGCCAAAGCAGAAGAAGCACAAGCTAAATCAACTCCAAAAGAACGTGCAACTGCCAAAGGTGAACCCTGGGTTGCTGTATTGGATACTAAAGTGAACAAAGACAACATTCGACACGGTTTCTTTGAGCTTGACTGGAATAACGAATTTGTTGTACAATTAAAGCAAGCCGGTTACGGCTTTGACGGAGACCCAGACGAAGAGATTGTGGATCGGTGGTTTAGAGACTTAGCAAGAAACATGCTAACTGACGAAGGACTTGACCCAACTCGTAGTGCTGGTTTTGTTAATGTAAACAAGTTAGGAAACGGCAAAGCCGAAATTGAATGACACATATTATAGTTGATACTGCTAACACATTTTTTCGTGCTAGACACGTGGTGCAAGGTAGTGCTGATATTAAACTCGGCATGGCGTTTCACATTACCCTTAACAGTATTAAAAAAGCATGGCAAGATTTTGGTGGCACTCACGTAGTGTTCTGCCTCGAAGGTCGTTCGTGGCGTAAGGATTTTTACGAGCCTTATAAACGTAATCGACAACAAACTCGTGCGGCTATGACCCAAAAAGAACAAGATGAAGATAAATTGTTCTGGGAAGCATTTGATGAGTTCAAAACATTCATTACAGAAAAGACCAATGCTACTGTAATGCAACATCCTAATTTAGAAGCTGACGATTTGATTGCAGGTTGGATACAGAGTCATCCAGATGCAAAGCACGTTATCATTAGCACAGACGGTGACTTTGCACAATTAGTAAGTCCCACTGTTAGTCAATATAACGGTGTAGGTGATTTACATATCACACACGAAGGCATCTTTGATGCCAAAGGCAAACCCGTTAAAGACAAAAAGACAGGCGAAGCAAAGCCAGCACAAGATCCAGAATGGATGCTGTTCGAAAAATGTATGCGTGGTGATACCAGTGATAATGTCTTCTCGGCATATCCAGGTGTGCGTACTAAAGGTTCTAAAAACAAAGTTGGTCTGCTTGAAGCGTTCGAAGATCGTAAAAGCCGCGGATTTTCTTGGAACAATCTCATGCTTCAGAGATGGGTTGACCACAATGGAACCGAACATCGTGTGCTAGAAGATTATCAACGTAATGTACAATTATGCGACTTAACAGCACAACCAGAAGAAATTAAAGTTAAAATTAAAGAAACAATACAAGCTAATGCAGTACCTAAAAGTGTAGATCAAGTAGGTATCCGTATGCTTAAATTCTGCAATGCATGGGACATGAAAAAGATTGCAGACAATATACAATCGTATGCTGAACCGTTCCAAGCCAAATACAAGGAAAACTAACATGAAATGCCTAACTTGTAATGAAGAAGTTAAAATTAATTGCGATTGGCAACAAGGTCGATGCCCGCATAGTCCGCCAATGCTAACAGCATATCATTTTAGATATCTTAATTTGTGGCAGTCAATTAAAAATTTCTTTACAAAAGATGACTGTAACTGCGGACACAAACATTAATGACTATTTGTTCCTACAAGGAAACATGTCCTAATAAGACAAATAACTGTGAGACAATAACTATGACAGAAATATATGCAAAACCAATTGTAGATGGAAAATTTTGGATTGTTGAAAAAGACGGAACTAAAATTGCTACTCTACATAAAAAAGAAAACAATAAATTTGTTTTAAGTAGCACAGCCGGCGAAGTAATGTTCAATAAAAAAGACGAACTTACTAAGCAGTTTGGTAAAGATTTTTTCTTAACAAGTAAAAAAATTAAAGTTACTGGATTAGACGAAAACGAATGTCATGGATTTAGTACCAGTGTTAAGCCATACAATGCCATGTATGATGTAAGACGTAAATTACCATTGTTTACCAAAAGCAATGCTAGTAAAAGTTTATATTGTGCAGGGTATTACGTGATTAAATTTAACAAAGGATGGGTCAAAAGTTTCTGTCCAAAAGTAATTACATTAGAACGTAATCCTTACAAAGGTCCGTTTAAAACTGAATTTGAAATGAAACAGGTACTTGCCAATGCAAAATCCGATTAATCTAACTCCAGTTACACAGTTTGTTCATTTGGTAAAAGCGGCTGAGTTAAGCCAAAGTAAAGAAGTTAAAATGACTATCCAACAAGCAAGGTTACTCAATCTTGCCCTTACGGAACTATTAGATAAAATAAACCAGGATTACGAGTCAATGTATAACACTTTAAAGCGGAGTGTGGACTCCGAACCCGTAAGTGTAAGCATGGATGGTGGTGGTTTTTCAAACAAATAATAGATAAATATATGCGTACATTACTTGGATACGCATTATGTCAAGACCTAAGCCAAAAATACTGTTAGAAACAACTAACAAAAAAACTTATAAATCTGAACAGATTTTAGAAGCTGAAGCCATCTGGGCTGTGTTTTATAAAAACGAACCGTTCAATTTAAAAAGTTTTAATAGCCTAACAAGTTACCCAGGACCCAAGTATAAGAAAGTTTCTTTTAGCAATCCTGGACATGCACACAATCTAGCCAAAAAATTAAATCTAACATTTGGAACAAAAGACTTTCAAGTTGTTAAATTGACTCAAGGCACCATAGTGGTATGATCCATCGCAACGCCCTAACTAAGATTTTTCTACAGCAATGGGGTAAAAGCACAGACGATGCCAATTTTAAATTGTTCAATCGAACATGGTGGCAAAGTAATAGGATTGGGAAAGATACATCTTTTAGATTAACCGATGCTGGTTACGAGTTCTTAATTAAAGAATTGGATTTGAGAGAATACGAAATTCCATTTACCGAACCAATTGAACTAAGTCCACAAACCATTGTATTTTTAGAGCGTTACATAGACTGCCCGTATTATCTTACCAATATGTCAATCACTGTATTTTCTGAAAGGAAAAGTTTTGAGCTAATGTTGTTTTCGGACGACATTAGAAAATTTGGTTTGGTAAAGGCCATGAACGAACGCCAAAAAGAATTAGAACTTTTGGAGAAAAAGACTTAGGTTTTTTTAAAATCTCGTTGACACAATGGCCTTTCCTGTGTATAATACATACATAGACAGTTAATTTCAACCCGCAACTTAAGATAGGAAATATATGAGCGAGATTAATAGCCGCACAGTCGGCCCAAAAGGTGCAAAAAAGTCCCTGCGTAAGGCTTTTAAAAACAAACGTCCAATTTTCCTATGGGGTCCTCCCGGAATTGGCAAGTCCGATATTATCAAGCAACTGGGTGAAGAACTTGAAGCCCATGTAATCGATGTGCGTTTGTCATTGTGGGAACCTACTGACATTAAAGGTATCCCATATTTTGACTCTAATACAAGCAAAATGGTTTGGGCTCCTCCTAGCGAATTGCCAGATGCAGAAATGGCAAGTAAGCACAAGACTATTATTTTGTTCATGGACGAAATGAACAGTGCCGCACCTAGCGTACAGGCCGCGGCCTATCAGCTAATTTTGAATCGCCGTGTTGGTACTTACTCGTTGCCAGACAATGTTGTTATGGTAGCGGCAGGTAATCGTGAAACTGACAAAGGTGTTACATTCCGTATGCCTGCTCCGTTGGCTAACCGATTTGTTCACTTGGAAATGACTGTTGAGTGGGAAGACTATTTTGAGTGGGCTACTGAGAACAAAGTACACAAGGACGTAGTTGGTTTCTTGTCTTTCTCTAAGAAAGACTTGTACGACTTTGATCCAAAATCTAGTTCACGTGCATTTGCTACACCACGTAGCTGGTCTTTTGTTTCCGAGTTGTTGCACGATGACGACACCGATGCAGATACATTGACTGATTTGGTATCCGGTTCAGTTGGTGAAGGTCTTGCTGTTAAGTTTATGGCTCACCGTAAACACTCTAGCAAAATGCCTAACCCTACAGACATTTTGAACGGTACTGTTAAGAAAATGGACTCAAAAGAGATTTCAGCAATGTACTCTTTAACTGTGTCCCTGTGCTACGAACTTAAAGATGCTTGCGACAAGAAAGCCAAAGATTGGAACAAACAAGTTAATAACTTCTTCCAATTTATCATGGATAATTTCGAAACAGAGTTGGTTATTATGGGCACAAAGATTGCATTGAGTACTTACAAATTGCCGTTGGATCCCGACGAGATTACCTGTTTTGATGCGTTTCACGCTAAGTTTGGCAAGTACATTGCGGCGGCTACTGAAAAAGAAGATCGTCGCAAGTAATTCGGTTTAAGGGCATTTGACACCTCCTTCGGGAGGTGTTATACTATATACATAGTAACAGTTAAGGAGCATTATGTCACACGCAGATCCAATTATTGATAAAATTATCGTAGCCCGTGTTAGCTTGCTTTTAAAGCATCCGTTTTTTGGCAACATGGCTACCCGTTTGAAAATTCAAGAAGGCACAGAGTGGATGGGCACTGCCGCAACAGACGGACGCACTATCTTTTTTAATCGTGAATTTTTTGAACCTCTATCAGTTAAGCAGGTTGAGTTTGTAATTGCACACGAAATTTTGCACAACGTTTTTGATCACATGGGACGTAGAGAAGGCCGTGATCCAAAAATATTTAACATTGCCGCAGACTATTGTGTAAACGGACAATTGGTGCGAGACCATATTGGTGATCATAAAATTGAAGGTATTAAAATCTTCCATGAACCCAAATACTACGGCATGGGTGCTGAAGAAGTTTACGACAAGATTTATGATGAGATGGACGAAGAGGAATTAAATGCTCTTGGTCAATTGTTAGATGATCATATTGACTGGGGAGAAAACGGCAAAGACGGACAGCCTGGCTATAGCAAAGAAGAACTTAAACAAATTCGTGACGAGATTCGAGAAGCTACTATTGCGGCGGCTCAAGCGGCGGGTGCAGGTAATACTCCTGCAAGTATCCAAAGAATGATTAAAGATTTCACTGAGCCAAAAATGAACTGGCGTGAAATTATTCGTCAGCAAATTCAAAGTACAATTAAAAACGACTATTCGTTTATGCGTCCAAATCGAAAAGGCTGGCACATGAGTGCAATTTTGCCAGGTACTAATTACGATGAGACTATTGACATTTGTGTAGGTATTGACATGTCAGGTTCAATTGGTGACGAGCAAGCAAAAGATTTCTTAACAGAAATTAAAGGCATTATGCAAGAGTACAAAGATTTTAAAGTTAAAGTCTGGTGCTTCGATACCAAAGTATATAACGAACAAGACTACGACGGTTACTGCATGGACGAGTTTGATGAATATGAAGTAATGGGCGGTGGCGGTACAGAGTTTGATGCCAACTGGGAATATATGAAAGAACATAATATTAACCCTAAAAAGTTTATTATGTTTACAGACGGTTATCCTTGGGGCAGTTGGGGTGATGAAAATTACTGCGATACAGTATTCATTATCCACGGTAATAACACTATTGTTCCCCCGTGGGGCGAATATGCTTATTACGAAGGTGTTAAGGAAACTGCATGAGTTTAAAAAATGGCAAGCCCAATCCTTTAAATTATTTCAATTTACGCAGGGTTGAGTTTGCCTGTCCGCATTTCAAGTATACTTCCATAGAAAAGTACAACCCAACCTTAGTCAGATCTGTAGACTCTTGGATCAAAAAGAATTTAAATAATAGGTATTATGTTGGGCAGGGCATATCATTAGACAATACCAATACAATAGTGTATGTTACACGTATTGGTTTTGAGAGTGAAAAAGAATTAAGTTTTTTCACGATTGCTTGTCCATATTTACATATACGATAACTATAATACGTACTTAACAAAGGAGATACGATGACCGATCCAGTACAAACTACGGCAACCGCGCCAGAAGCAGAAGCCGCACAAAACCCAGAATTGACTGTTAACGATTTAAATGCAATGAAAGTTATCATTGATATTGCCAGTTCACGTGGCGCATTTAAGCCTAACGAAATGGTAGCTGTAGGACAAACTTACACCAAATTGACAACATTTTTAGAATCTGTTGCTCAACAACAATCAGCTCAACAATCAGCGGCACCAACAACAGGAGCTTAATATGGCCCAAGAACTTAAACACGTTGGTAGAGTCAAATCTACCAACAAAAAATGCTTAGTAGCATACAGAACATTGCCCGGAGAGTCTGCTAGTTGCTTAATTATTCCTACAGAAAATTTGCCTGATATCTATCACGATGCCATTATTAATCTAGTAGAAAGCAATGCCGGGCAAACTGCTTATGAATTTGCCGAAGCATTGGATCGCACACAATTTCCAGACGGAAGTCGTATGTTGCCTGCGTTACATTCAACAGGTCGTTTGGTTAAACTTGCAACCAAAGATGTTGAAATGACTCCAACCACCAGCGTTTCAATCATGCTCAGCGAACTCAATCAGATCATCGCTGAACAACGCGGAGTAGCTGTGGACGATTTAGCACTGACTAGCCCTAACGCTAAACCTGAAGAAAAAATTCAAGTTCAGCAAGGTGAAGGATTAAAAACAACATCTGCATCAGTTAATGAAACAGAAATTACTCCTACATCGTTCGATAATGCAGACAGTGAAGCTAAATTTTATCGTAGTCAAGCAGATAAACTTTCCAAGCAAGCCGCTGAAATGCGTCGGAAAGCAGAGGAATTGGCGCCGACCAAAAAGAAAGTGTAATGACCAAAACGGGAAGAATTCTTCCCAAGGATGTCATAGAACATTGGCCAGAAGTATTCGGAGAAGTACATTTAAATGTGTTACCATTACGGTATCTTCATACAGTATTGGTCACATTTAAAGATGGCAAAACTTGGGAAATACGCATCACCGCAACGGTAAAACGCAATGGTTGGCCGGCCTTTGAAAAGAATCTTAGTGAACTATTTAAAAGTTATGAAGACAATATAGATAATGTAGACTTTAAACTTGACACTAAACTTGTTCGAAGAGATATAGAAAAAAGCACTCAAAAATTCCTTAAGAAAAAGAAGTTATAAATAATGAATGTTCGACTACTTAGTTACTCCCAACCCACAGAAGAATTTGAAAACCTTGGCATTGCAGATGCACAGGAACTCATTGCGTATTGCGCCCGTGTCAGCAATCCAAGCAACCAACTTAACACTGACACATCAGAAAAGCTCATCAGATACTTGGTCAAACACCAACACTGGAGCCCACTTGAAATGGTCAGTGCCTGTATTGAAATCACTACCACCAGAGACATTGCCCGGCAAATTTTGCGACACAGAAGTTTTAGCTTCCAAGAGTTCAGTCAGCGATATGCTGACCCTACTAAAGACCTGTCGTTTGTATGTAGAGAAGCACGATTGCAAGACGATAAAAACAGACAAAACAGTATCCCAGTCGACGATCAACTGTTACAAAATGAATGGTACAGAGCTCAACAAAGAGTTATCTATGCCGCTAAACGAGAATACGAATGGGCTATTGCTAACGGCATAGCAAAGGAACAAGCCCGAGCTGTTCTACCGGAAGGGCTTACTGAAAGTCGCTTATATATGAATGGTACACTACGTAGTTGGATTCATTTTATTGAATTGCGCAGTGCTAACGGTACCCAGAAAGAGCATCAAGAAGTTGCAGTTGCTTGTGCTAAAGTAATTGCTGAAATCTTTCCAATGGCTAAAGAGTTGGTTACTTAAAAGTTTCTGGCGGAAATGTTTTAATGTGCTGTTCAAACTCTCCTGCTAACCAATCATAGTCATTTATCTTAGATAACATCTCAGGATTATCTTTATAAGCAGTTCCAAACCATTTTCCCGCACTCGCACCGCTCTTGGCGTATTCGCTATATTCTGCTCCTGTGCTTTCATTGAGCCATGCAGATAAACGGTTTTCAGTTTCAATATCGTTTTGTCCTACAATAATTCTACTGCTTAGTTTTACGCACTCTCTAAAAGCACTTCTCCAAGTGCTTAGTGGATCTGTATTAAATGCAGTGATATTTGAAACATGTGGCATTGATTTAAATTTACTGCTTATACTAGTAGTCATATCTGTACTTGATAAATCCATATCTAGTGTTAGTTGACGAGGCAATAATTTTACGCCGCCGTATCCGTATTCTAAATTATTAATAGGGTTTTGACTTTTCCAGACATGTACTATATCAAGCTCTTCATTAGTTAACAGCATATTAAAGTCAAAAGTTGGCACTACTTTAGCATCAGCATCTATTACCCAGAACATTGCTGACGAAACTGTTTCTGCGGCTTGTCTATGTGCATTGTGAATACCTTTTACACCGTCTACTCGATAGACTAAATTGTAAACAGCTAACTTGGTTAATTCTATAAAATTCTTGTTTGCAAACGTTTCGTGAAAGGAAATAAACACTACATCATAAGGCACTGTATAACTAGCTATCTGTGTATGTTCTTTCTTATTAATAAACAATCGAGAATCTAATTCATCATCTGTTATTTCTAAATGTTTAGGAAAAATAAAAATACTTGTTTTACTCCAGTTATCACCATTTGGAAATACATGTACATAGTCCGATTCCCACTCTGATACTTTGTAATCAAAATTAAAATTTATTGCAGGTACTACATCTGAAAATATAACCCAGAAGAATTTAGTAAAAGCTCTGCGCTTGGCCTCTGAAAAACTAGTAACACTTTTGGCCAGTGGAAAACGTTCTTTTAAGATAGAAAAATGTTTATTGTTAAGATTGGAAGAGATATAAAATATATCGTACATTATCGTTTTCTAATAATTCTAGGACTGTTGCTATATACTGTTTTAAAGAATTTACTGCCGGCTGGATCCAAATTGGCAATTTCTAATTTGCATTTATCCCTAAGTTCTTTACCGTAAAAATTGATTTGATTTGTTTTTTCTTCTTCTGTAGCATTTTCATAATGCTCAGTCCAGTAAGTAGTTAACCATTCAAAGTCACGCACATTAGCATAATCCCATTTGGTACAATTAGTTAAGGCAGCGCCTTCTCTTGCACCTAGTATACTGTAGATTCCGTTTTCTACATCAGCACCTACACTAGACCATACCAATAGTCTATGATAGTTTTGCCACCATATAGTAGATAAGTCCGTTACTTTTGCACCCTGGTCCAACGACATCTTTACACCTTCGCGAAACCCTGCTCTCCATGCTTGAAAAGGAGTTGCGTTAGTAAAGCTCTCACTATAGTTTTCGTTAAACTGATAATATTTGTCATCAAAACAGAATTCTACCAATCCCTTTGCATCTGTTGGATCACTGTTTTCATGCGTTTTCATCTCGTTTACAAATTTACGTGTCCATAATTTAAGTCCACCGTTGCCGTACATAAGTCCGTTAACATGAACTTTTCCGCACCAACTAAACACATGCTCTGGAGTAAGACCTAACTTTTTTATATCTATTTCAATTTCGAGAAATTTAGGATCTACAATATTATCAGCATCCACAGTAACAAAATATTCTGTTTCACTTAGGGCGGCGCAGGCTTTGTGTGCGGCATCGCTGCCTTTAACTCCATGCACACGTTTGGCCCAGGGCACCTTGTTACACAAATCTGCATAATTTTTTTCTGCGTTAGGTTCATCATAACTTAAAAATATAATATCCTGTTCTATAATTTTAATCATTTATTTTCAATCCGTAAGAGTCAAAGAATCTTTTTGTTGATATTGAAATAATATCAATTTGGGATTCAAATTTACTTTCAAAACTGTATACAAGTTTTCCAGCTTTTAATATGTCGTGCAATTTAATATAAACTGTTCTAATTAAAAAATCAAAATCAGTCTCTAACATAAAAAAGAATACCAAGGTGCTGTCGTACTTTGCACCATCCAGCGATTCTCTCCCCAGATCTGTAACATAAAATGTCCACTGTTTTTGAGTGTTATCCCATTCAATGATAAACTCGGTGGTATCACTAACTGCATTTTTTACCCATTCTAGAGATTTATTTTTAAAACTAAATTCGCTGTATACCTGTTTAGTTATTAATTTATATTCTATGTTTCCATCTAACTTGATTGAACGATCAATTAAACAATCTCTAAATAGAGTCTTTCCACTTACTAGATCTGCGTGATCGTCTTTAGTAATTTTAGCATAGTGAGTAAGAGCAGGATTTGGATCATTAGTAACTGAAAGCAAAGATTCAGTTATTGGATCAAAATAAGCATAATATTCGTGAACTATATCACCTGGGTCGTTGAATATCTTTTTAGTTCGAGCCACTTGCCAACTCCTCTAAACGTAAAATTAACTCTGGAGTAACAAAGTTTTTTTCTATATAATGAAATAGCTTACTTTGTTTTATATTGCCTACAACTAAATCACCCTTTGTATTTAAAACAGCAGTAACAGTGTCTTGCCAACTATTACACGGATGATCCCATAATTGTAAATGAGGTTTCATATGAATAAACTCTAACGGACTGTGATTATCAAAAACTTGATCATGGCACATTAACAGTTCTATAGATACTGCGGTAGCTAAATCTAAACTACATATATTTTGATATTCGTTTGGTGCAAATTTATCCCAACACCATTCCCAGTTGTTACAAACAAATTCAAGTGTTTTATAAAACTCGTGTGCAAGTTGTGATTTTTTAAAATAATGTAACGCTATATAAGGCTCGCTAAGTTTATTAGCAATAAATGTTTTTCTATGAAATGTATCTTGTACAGTTTCTAATTTATAATTTTTTATTCGAGAACAAAATTTTAAATCGTAGTTAGAGCAATATTCCCACCATGTGGTAATATCTTCTAATAATAACATATCCGAATCAAGAACTATAGTTTCATCATACGGTGTAACATGATATAGTTTCCATCTATGCTCAGTTGCATAACGACTTTCAGATGTGTTTTCTGACCAAGGTGTTGGTATTATTTTGTCAAATACATCTTTGTACTTTTCAGGAATATCATTGGTAGTAACAAGGGAAATTCCTGTTACAGATTTTTGACTATATTTTATACTCAGAGCTAGTGCATAAGCCTGTGATATATAATCCACAGTATCTGTATTTTGTGCAAAGATTAAAAATCCTTTAGACACCCAACCCTCCGTCAATAAATCTGCATAAACTGGATTTATTCATTACATGCACATCAAGTGCTTGTGTTTTTACTAGAGTATACTCTCCGAGATAATCTTGTTTTTCAATTAAAAATTTCATTTTGTCATTTGTGATATCTATTAACAAATCCTTGTCAGTTATGAACGTCATTTTTCCAGGAAGATCTATTGCAAAACCTCCGTTAGTTTTACCGTTCATAATATGTATGGCAATACTAAATGCATAGTCATTTCGATAGGTGTTAGCACTGATGCCGTAAAGATTTCTAAAATAAGTCCAATTAGATTTGATATATGCAACTAGGTCAAAAAATGCTTCTGTAATACTGTTCTTTTGAAAAATAAATGCAGTGGCCCAATAAAAAGGTATACTCCACTGACTAACACGTTCAAATTCTAGTGTTGAGCGCCAACCTGATAGATCCATGCTGTTACGATAAATTTGAAAATCGTAGTCGCTGTCAAATGCTGGTTTTAAAACATTGGAGTTAATAATATAATCGCTATCAATTACAAGTGTTGTATCATACGGCGTAAGGTTATAAATTTTATCTCTTGTAAAGTTCTTCCACTCAACTGTTTTATTAAATAATGCACCGTCATTAAAATTCTTGAATTGTGTTCCTGAAAACTCAATACTTATTACCTTATCAAATCCGTGATTGGGATATGATTCTTGTAACCAGTTTTCACTATCTGTAATAATAGATACTGGAATATCTAGATATTTTTTTATTCGAGTGGCAGCAAATACTGCCATTTTTGTATAATCTAAACTGGCATTGTTTTGTGCAAAAATTACAGCGCCACGTGTCATAGTTCAACTATATCAGCAATCTTTCTTTTGCTTTTTAGGTTGGCGTATTTGGCCGCATATTCGTTCGTTGCTTCAAAATAAACTGCTATAATAGAATCAAAAAATTCCTGTACATTAGAAATAATAACAGGGTAATTATTAGCATCAACAAATGCCACATCAGTGGTTTGTCCCAAATCTATTATAGATTTAGTAAGATTAATTAGCTCAGGAGTAACTTGAAAGGTAGCACCATTGATATAGTGTACTAATTTTTGATTATATTCTTCTAATATTATTCGCCTTTGATTTGATAAAGTTGCCATGTAATTGGCAACTGCAAAGGCTTTTTCAATTCTTTCATCCATAGATAACTCCGTAATGTACTATTATACACTACAGTAATTATCTTGTCAAGAATTTAGAAGTTAATAAAGTGAACTTGCGTTTACATTCATGCTAGATAACAAACTACCACTTGGTATCTGGTCACCAGTCATTGCCACTTGGCCGGCTCCGCTAGCATACTTGATCTGGGTGGTGCTGGTAATAATTCCACTAACATCCTCGTCAACTCCAAAGCCGCCGGGGGCATTTAAGTCTTCAAACTGGATATCGAATGTAATTGAAAAGGCTCCCCCAACATTGGACAAATTAGCCCATATTGTTATTCTATTTGGAGCATAAGTAGATGCGTCTTTTTGATAGATTTTTTGAAATGTACTAGTTAGCTGGCGCATACCTATAGCAGATCCAGTTCCCGGTGCATCTGATGGACTTTCATTAGATGTACTGTTATGATTCATTACTACTGTGCTCATTTTGCTACAAGCACTTTGCCAAGAAAAATTCTTTGTTGTGGCACCGTAACTACCTGGCATATTTGAACTAAATTTGATTTGGCCACCAGAGTTAAAAAAGTATTCCATATTGTAACGGCCGGTCCAATTAAGAAAAACTCGATGTCTTAAAACAGCACGTCCCGATGCTCCCCAAGTTATGCCTGTGGAATTGTTAACTGACCACGCGGATTGAGTTGAATAACCGGAATCAAATAGCTTAGGATTTACTGCAATGGTATTTGCCATAGTCAAGTAAGTATTGTAATCGGCAGCGGCAATAACTGTAGTTGTTGTGGGCGTCATTAAATTTCCGTTAACCGAACTTTGATGATTATAGCACTTTAATAAATCTGTGCGCAAGCCAAGCCACTGGGTAGTTGTAATTTTTGTACTGGTTGCAGGAATAGTAAGACGACTGCTAGTCATTGCTTGCCCGTAAGCAATTGTTGACACTGAACTAGTGAGATCTACTGGAGCAGGTCCGGCCAAGATGGGTTGTACAATATCATAAATTGCATTATATTCTGAAGCATTAACTTTTCCGCCTGCTGAGACCGCCATAATTTATTCCTTTAACCTAGTGTATTTACCATTATAGTATCACACATTCTACAAGTTTGACATTTACATCAGCATTTGACTCTAGTGCAACAGCAAATACGTCAGAAGTGTTGCTGGTTGCAGACTGTGCAGTACCGTTTGGGCCTGCAACCAAACGTTGTCCTTTTATAATCGGGCCAGTTACCTTAACAGGAACTCGTCCTTTTAGTGCAACGGCCGTGCCATTTTCAAGATCTGTGTTCATCAAGTATGCTGGATTTGCACTAACTGGGCCAATAGCTAGAGAACCAACCCAACATTGAGTAACTTCTTTTTCGCCGCCTATAGCAAGTACTGTACCAACTTCATACTCTGCATCTGCAAGGTATTTCTCAGCCAAGTCAGCATAATTAGCGGCTGTTGCTGTGCCGTGGAAAACAGTTGCATACATATCTCCAGCTACAACTAAGCTACGTGCTGGAGTAAATTGTCCTGTATAAACACCGTTATTAGTTATGTTAATATAGCCGTCGCCACCGTGATAAAAACCAGTGTCCAAAGAGGTATCAGCACTAAACGTGATGCTGGGTTGTGTTACTGAACCTGTGCCTACTATTAATCTTCCTGTTGATGTATTTACATTTCCAGTAAATGTTTTTGTGGCTGCATCAAAACATGTTGTTGTATCTGTTGCACGAATGTTTCCTGTATGAATACCTGCTGTATTTCCAGTTACTGCTCCAGTTAAACTTCCTGTAAATGTGGTAGAATATATGTTACTAAACGCATTATTAGATTGTCCAATATCTCCAGTTCCTGTTGTTCCTGTTTTTGTAATTGAACTTAAACTAACTGCATTTGCAACAATATTTGCACTAGCATCTCTAGCAACTATTGTGCTAGCTACCGCAGTTGCATTAGCACTGACATAACTACTTCCATAGAGTAATTTATCAGATTTTTCTGCAACACCATTCATAAATGTTACACTGATATGTCCACTAGTATCTCTAGCAACTATCGATCCTGCACCTGTTAAATTTGTTACACTGGCTGCAACATACACTCCGTTTGAATTCAATGTATCTGCTTTTTGAGCTGTTGAATAAACATAACTGGCATAGATGTTATTCCATAACAAACCGGTTGATCCCAAATTACTTGCTAATGTTACTCCTGGAAGAACATCAGAATTTAACAGTTGCATTGGTGTAACTGTAACACTCGAAGCATTAGTTGTTTGGAATTTAGTTGCAGTATTATTAATCTGATTTAAGATTGTTGGAGTTGTTGCTCCATCATTAAATATCTTAAGTTTAGGAATTGGATTACCAACAGTAAAGCCAACATCTCCAAAATTTACTAACGCATTAAAAGATGCATTACCTGCTTGGATATAAGAACCAGCTGTTAGACCACCTAGTTTGTCGGCATTTGTGGCTGTACCATAAAATCTATGACTGCTAGTAGTAACACCTGGTTGTGTATTATTGGTTGTATTAACCAAAGTAACGCCCTGACGTACATAAGTAAAACCTGAAATAGCGTTAGCAGTATTATCTAATAAGAAATCTGGATCTGAACTAACAGTAAACACAACGTTGCCATTATTAATAGCTTGAATAATAGCATGAGTTCCGCCTAGCGAATCTCTAACGCTGACACTTTGCATTTGTGTGGTGCCTGCGCCTGCAACTCCTTGCGGTCCTATTAATGTAAATGATGTTCCGTTCCATGAAAACAACTGTTTATTAGTTGTATCAAACCAAAAATCTCCAACCGTCAGTCCAGTGGGCGCAGATGCACCTACTTCAGCGCCGCCAGTAGTTCTAAATTTAGTACCATCGTAGAATTTTATTTTATTGTTTCCACTATCGTACCAAATTTGGCCGCTTAACGGATTTGGTGGCTGGGTAGTGTTAGCAAAATTCTCTAGTAAGTACACAAAATTCTCATTTTGTGCTTGACCGTATCCTGCATAACTTTTACCAATTAACTTGATGTCGAGAGAAGTGTCGATCGTTCCATCAGTTACCGTAGTTATTGCCTGACCGTTGTATCTGGTGATTAAATATGACATCTCTATAGTTCCTTGTTTTAGTATTTATTCTCTTATTACTGCTGGCTTGCAACCCAAGTGGCCAGTTTAGCTAATCCTTCGTCATCATACCCATACAATTCAGGGTAAAGACTGATCCAAATGTGCGAAAGTTCAGGCACAATTGCTTTAAATCGCAAAGTTGCTCTACCACGATTTTCTAATTTAAATGTAACTGATGCTCCGTTGGTAACAGATGTTTTGTATTCTGATGAATTTCCGTTGTTTATACTGATAGGAAACTCAAGTTTGTTCATGTTTTTAATCTGAATTTCAGTAATATCAGGCCATACTTTTCCATCCTGATCTACAATTTTAGGAACTAGAGTAATTAAATTGTCAACACCAACAATTGCATTACGTTTATCATCAAGATATGTATTAGGTCCAAAATCAACTAAAACTTTTCTAAGTTTGATAGTGTTTTGCTCCGTCCAAAAAACCAACTGTCCTGGATTAACAATGCTTTCAGCAATATCATCGTACATTGCTTTACTAATGGCACCAAGATAATGAGATGCAATATTTGTATCAGCATGTACTACATCCTCAAATGATGCTATTGAACCAAACAAGCCGTTGATTAATCTGTTTACAGTAGAATATGTAATAGAATACAGTTTATCTTCTGTCCATCCAGTTGTTATTGTAGTAATACTGTCGTTTGTTGTAGTTGTCATGCCATAACCCTTGTTGTCATTTTATCGTATATTTTGTCGCAATGATTGCATTCTGTTCCGCACACTGTTTTACAATTGTTAGTTAGTTCATTAAATCCCAATTCAGTTATTTCGTTAACCAAAACGTTTGTTAAAAATGTATCACCGGTTGTACTTAACAAATCTCCAAATTTAATATTCCCGCTTTTCTTTTGATACGCATCGATGACTCTGAACCACCTATTGATAGGAAATCCACGTCCTGCAATTTTTATTGTATCAACTAACCCATCAAATTTAGATGTATCGTTTGGTAATGTAAATGCCGTTTTAAGCCACTCTGCAGGATTACTTTTAAAATAATTAACACACCCTAATTTAGTGTGTACATTATCTGTAATCTCTCTGTTGTCTTGAAACTTAATTTGACTTATAATTAAATCATCCCATTGTTTCCATTTACAATCTACAATACAACCTTCGTTAACTAGCATGGTAATTTTAATTCCGTGCTGATTTCCGTAAGTTCTCATTTTTTTAAGAGTATCTAAGTCTCTATTTAAACTACGGTCAACAATGATACTAGTAATGCCCAACACTTCATGCATGAAAATAAAATCTTTTAATGTACGAACTAAATTGTTTACGCTGTTTTTTACTTCCAGGGCGGGTTTATGTATTTGAAAATCTTTAGTGATTCCAGCTCTTAACAAATATGTATTGTTTAATGTGACCATATCAACATCTAAATCTTTAACATGATCTATAAGTTCAGGAATCTTTTCGTAAAATTCGTTGGAGTATAAACTAGGGTTTACAAGATAATGAAGTTTAATTCCATATTTTTCTCTAATAGCATATAATTCGTCAAACATTTCTGTTCCGTTGTATATGCTTCTTGCACTACCAAATTTATTGTCGCTAAAATACACGTCTGAGATACTTGCGGTATCTAAACCAGATAATGCTTCAAGCATACCCTGAGTATATGGAATACTAAATTTATGGGCTGTATACATTGTTTATTCTGCTTCCAATTCCAATCCAACCTGCTTGGATGTTTGTTCCATGGTACCAGTGGTCGCCTGATCCAATAGTTAGTGTTATATTAAATCTTCCCCAATATGGACTATTGCTATCAGCAGTGTACGGTGTTACAGCCACTGACCAAGTTTGTTGTCCCATATTGTAATATACAATTCGATTATCAGTAATTCTAGTAAGACTTGCGCCAATATTAAGATCGTAATTGCCTTTCCAAGTTAAATCGGCAGGATTATTACTTAATCCTAAAAATCCACCAAGGTCCACAACAAGTATCACTGATCCAGTAGCGCCACCCACATAAGTTGTTGCACTAGTTCTGTTATAAGATGTTGAACTACTCCAGCCTCCACCTACTTCGGCTCCAACATATCCCGATGTATATCCGCTACCTGAACTTGAACTTAGATTCATATCAATAGTACCAACAATAGTTTTCACAATATTTTGCAATTGTACTTGCGGACTTGCTGTGGGAGCAGGTATTGATGGTTTGTTTGATAAATCATTATAACTACCAGTTGACGCAACTGTAGCCAATGTTGTTCCAAAGTTTGTATCAGTAAGAATTTTTGCCCACGGGCTCCAAGTATTTCCAACATCCCTACGACTGCGAATATAATTGTCAGCATGTGAACCAGTTGAGCCACTCCAACCTATTAATAGTTCTCCACCGCCGGCACCGCCCAGTGTAATTAAATTACCGTAAGTTGTAGGATAACCGTTATTATAAACACTACGTAACGTTAATGCTTGTGATGGTTCTGCTGTGCCGTTTGTTTCTGCTGAAATTGTACCACTGTTTGTTATATACGCTGATGATCCAGAAGCATTACCAGTTAAACTACCAGTAAATGTTGGAGCAGTCACTGAACCATTTAGTGATAGCCCGCCACCTGGTCGAAATTGTCCAGAATACTGTCCATTGTTAGATATGTTAATATATCCATCGCCGCCCCAATAAAATCCAGTATCAATAGCACCATCGTTGTAGAAAGCAATACTTGGGCTGGATGCAGTTCCATTAGATAAAAATATCCTACCGTTTTGTGCATAAACTGACCCAGTTAAATCCCCAGTCACATTACCTACACTAGGACCAGTATGTGTTCCAGCAGTGTTACCTGTTACGTTACCTACTGTAGGACCAGTATGTGTTCCAGAAGTGTTGCCAGTTACATTACCAGTTACATTACCAGTTACATTACCAGTTACATTACCTCCAACATTACCAGTGTGAAATCCAACTGTATTGCCGGTTACATTACCAGTCACATTACCTAATAGATTACCTGCAAAATAATTTGTTGCTGTATGGATCGTACCAGTCACATTACCAGTTACATTACCAGTTACATTACCACCAACATTGCCTGTATGAAATCCTGTAGTATTACCAGTTACATTACCAGTCACATTACCTACTACAGCTCCAGTATGTGTTCCGGTAGTGTTGCCAGTTACATTGCCGTTTACGTTCCCAGTGTGTACTCCAAAAGTATTTCCGGTCACATCTCCAGTTACATTACCTAATACAGCACCAGTGTGCTGTCCTGATGAATTTCCAGATAGATTTCCAGTTACATTTCCCACTACAGGGCCAGAGTGAGTTCCAACACTAGCACCTACTATATTAATATTCCAAGCAGTTGTGTTGTTATCGTTAAAAACAAAATTAATAGGTTTTCCGTTTACATTGTACCACTCAACAAAATTAGCAACATTGGCTACACTTGCTAAATCAGCCTGGGCGGCTTGAGTAGCAAAATCAGCATTTATTGCGCTGTCTGCTTTGCCAATAAATTTACGACCTCTAACATCTGAGTTAACATCTCTTGCAACAATAGTATTAGATGCAGATGCAGTAGTGGCAGTAACATATGTCCCTCCAAGACTTAACGAATCTGCTTTTTGTGCCGTAGAATAAACGTAGCCTGCATATAAATTCCTAAATGCTAGGACACTAGATCCAAGATCAGTAGTTGAATTTGTTCCAGGTAAAATATTATTGTTTAACAACGTTAATGGTGTGTTTGTTACACTTCCAGTTGTTGTTTGGAAAAACATATTACTGCCTGTGACATTCTTAATAGTAGGAATATTTGTTACGCTATTAAAAATACTTAATGTTGTTCCAATACGTAATCCATCATCGACAATTTTTACAACTGTAGGAAATTCAGGATTAGAAATTGGTGCGTAAAAGGAAGGTAAGTTAGTTCCTAATTGGTCTGCATTAGTTGCAGTACCGTTATATTTCATAGTAGAATTAACTGTTATTCCTTTATAAATTGTTGGAAAACCAGTTATAGCGACGCTTGGACTAAAATCAGCATCGTTGCTTACTGCAAAAATAATATTACCGTTGGAATAGCCAAATTGTACTGGGTGAAAGTTGTTTACAGTGTCTTTAATTTTAACACTATGCATTTGTGTTTGACCGTAACCGTATACAGATTCAGGGCCAACTAGTGTGTAACTTGCACCGTTAAATATTTTTAATTGATCAGTTACTTGATCATACCACATGTCACCAGCGGTAACTGTGCTAGGAGTTGTTTGATTTGTGTTTGTTGTGACATTGTTAACTGCTAAGGATTTCCAGTTAGTACCATCGTACACGTTAATTTTTAACACACCCGCAGTTGCATTATACCATAGTTGTCCGTCTAACGGTTTTGTTGGAGGGGATGTTTTACTAAAATTATCCAATAAAAACATAAAATTTTCATTTTGTTTTTCTCCATAGCCAGCATAATTTTTACCAATTAAAGTAATATCGGTCACTGTGTTAATAGTGCCATCAGGCACTATTGCTATTTGATCTCCGTTAAATCTGTTTATGGTATATGACATATCGCTCTCTTTTAGTGTTCAATATTTATTGCTTATAGATTTGCTTGCCAGGTCCATGTTCCTGATTGCAAAGCAAACTGTCTTATCGAAGAATCATCTGTTACAAAAACTCTAACTATTGAAGTATTTAAATGTTCAGTATTAGGAAATATTTTAGACAAAAAATCTGCGGCAATTTGTGTATTTGATCTTGCGCCAATAGTTAACGAAATTGCTAACGGAATTGTCTTAACTAAGGTATCTACATAGTCTTTATTAGTAGCATCGGTAGGGTTAACTGGTGTTGCTAGATTAATAATTGTTGAGTTACTAACATTAACTGACCCAGTTCCTTTGGGATCCAAGGTAACATCGCCGTTTGGATTAACAGCATTAATGTAGCTAATAGTATTTCCAGAGACACCAATATTTGATACTTGAAGTGATGTCAGTGTTCCTATGCTGGTTAAGCCGGGCGCAGATATAATACCTGTTCCTAATGTGTTGTTTGAAATTACATCAAATCCGTTTATCTTGAAAGTTTTTCCGCTGACTAAATTTATATGTTCTGAACTTGTCCAACAAGATGTAGAATTTATCCAATTAAATGTTTTGTCGGTAGTGCCTTTTAAAGTGATGCCACCACCGTCCGCAGTTGTGTTTGTTGGACTAGCAATTGCTCCTAATTCAATATTTTTATCGTCAACAGTAAGAACAGTGGAATTTACAGTGGTAGTTGTTCCTTCAACTGTTAAATCTCCTCTAATACGTGCATTGCCGTTAACATCCAAAGTAGATGTTGGAGAATCTGTATAGATTCCAAAATTTTGAGTTGATGCATTTATGTGTAATGGATATTGTACTCCACCACTGCTAAGAAGTTGTATTTGAAAATTTTGATTAGTGGCATTTGATTTAACTTTAAACAGTGAAGAAGTAACATTTATTTCAGTGTTGGCGTTGGGTCCTAGTATCAAAGGTGTAAGATTCTGAATTGACAATGTGCCAGTAGATTGAGAACTGTCAGTTGTTGACACAAAGGATTCTGGAGTTTTTAAAGTACCGTCGGCAGCTATTAAATTTTGAGCTTGGGATGCAGTAACATTAAATGCCATTCCGGATAACGATGTTGCTGTAAAACCAACCTTGATTGTTCCAGAAATTCCAGCTATTGGATTTTTAGGTGTAAATGTATCTTTACTAAAAATACCCAACAATGTTTGAGCAACAAACAAATATACAATAGTATGCTGTATTTCGTTTGAATCTAAAATGTTCTCAACTGTAAATCCAGTAATACCTTGATCAGCAGTATACAATGGTCCTGCTAATATTGTTGTTAGTCCGTCATTAAAATATAATTGTTGACGTACTGGATCGATCCATAAATCTCCAGATGTAATTCCACTCGGTGTAGTTGATGAAACAATTGTACCGCCACTTACTACAAACTGTGCTCCATTATAGACCTTAAGCCGATTTTCAGTAGTATCAAACCATAACTGCCCTTTAAGTGGATAATTAGGTTGAGAAGAATTAGAAAAGTTTTCTAACAATTTAACAAAATTATCGTTAATAAAAACTCCAAACCCAGTTGAATTTTTGCCTATTAATGTTAAATCTGTAGATAACTGATCTATCGATCCATCCACTACACTAGTTAACGACGAGCCGTCTGATTTAAATATTGTATAACTCATTATATGACCCCAGTAAAGATAATGTAATTAATAGTTTGATATGGATTCATAATGCCAACTGGCTGACCGGTTGTAGATGAAATTACACTGCCACTATTTGGTAATCCTGATCCTGTACTGGAAGCTGGAAGTCCTAGTCCTGCAATCGCATTTGGATCTGAACCAGCATTTGGTATTCCGGCAGCATAGTATTGAGCACTAGCACTGCTAAGATTATGTTTGTGGTCTGGAATATTTGATATCGCAAGTGTTACTTGTTGTACTCCGGTTCCTGATCCAACTAAATCTGCTGTAACATCCGTTACCCTGTCAGCTGGGCCACCGCCGGCATCGACTAACGTCCCTGAGCCATCTTTATATGGAACTGTTAAATTATTATCCATATTATCGCGGCCTAACGGAAATCTTCCTCGTAGATCAGGAAGTGCAAAAGAACTCTGGCCGTTTAACAATGATGCCGCTTTGTAAGTGTATCCTATTATTGCAAACAATGTGGGATAAACGGAAATTCGAACTTCGCTACCATCGCATAGTAAATAACCTGTTGGAACTATAGTTCCTGCAAATGGCATAATAACGCCCGGAGGAACGGTGGCCACATGATTAAGCAATGTTTGCTTAGTCATGTTTAATAATCCAGTACCAGGTCTAAATACTAAAAGTTCATCTGTTAAATTAGAATCAGTTGCCGACGGTTTGTTGGTAATTAAGTTTGAACTAATAGTGGTTGAAAATATTGCAGTACCGTTTGCACTTTGTCCGTCAAAACTAACAATGTTACTAAGAACGTCACCTATCATACTAAATGCTGTTGGGCTGGATAACTTAGCGGCAGCACCGTTTACACTACCTGCAAGTGATCCAGTAAAAGAACCATTAAATGTTCCTACGAAGTTTTGAGCATATATATTTCTAAATTTTCTTGTAGCACTGCCAATATCGTATAGCCCATCTGCTGAGTCTGTGCCTGGCAACATAACTGCCCCAGCACTAGGATTGCCACTTATTAAATTATTAACTAAAATATTTCCGTAAGCAGAAACTGTTCCGCCAAAATTGGAATTTAAAGAAACAGTTAGGCCGCCGCGTGTTTTAATACTGCCAGTTACACTACTATAAGCAGTTGATGGAGTGTATACAGAATTTGTTGTTCCTGTAACATCTAAACCTGTACTTACTGTAATTAAACCAGAAACATCTAAAGTAGAAACAGGAGACGTATTGTTTGGGCCGATTCCCACTTTACCGGTTGCATCTAAATAGATAACTGATTGTGTTACTCCGCTGTTGTTTAAACTAAAATTGATACTGTTACCACTATTTTTAGAATAAAATACAGTTGAGTTGCCACTAGTTCCTATGTTAAAACTTAAATCACTGCCAACACTGATGCCGCCGTTTGATCGAACACTTAACGGAAAATTAGTAACACTAGATGCATCAGATCTTAAAAAATTTGCAGAAGAAATTACATTAGTTCCAATTAGTAATCCATCCGACGATGTTGCTGTTCCGTGAAATCTTGACAAATTTCCAGCTGTTGCATTATCAATCTGACTTAGATTTACACCCTGGTTTATTGTTGTAAATCCTTGAATTGATAATTTAGGCGTAAATGTATCTTTACTAATAATTGAAATAGGATAACTTGTTCCGGATATTGCCGCGGATGCATACAAACTAATTACGCTGTGTGTAATATTATTGGTGTCTATAATACTTTCAACAACAGGGCCTGTTAACGATCCCTGTGCAAATTGTGGACCCACTAACAACCAATTAGATCCTGAAAACAAGTATAATTGACTATTTGCAGTGTCTACCCACAGATCTCCTTGCAAACTGTTAGCAACTGCCGGAGCACTTGATGCTTTTTTTAACGATCCTGAATTATTCCAAATTGTGCCATCGTATACTTTAAGTGTACTTACACTTGTATCATACCATAGCTGTCCTTGTACAGGATTATTAGGTGCTGTACTGTTTGCAAAATTTTCCAACAAATGTAAAAAATCATTAGCAATAATAGAACCATAACCTGCATAGTTACGTCCTACAAATGTTAAACTAGTTTGATTATTAAGACTTTGATCTTGAACAGTTAATGGCTGTTTTGCAGGATTATTTGATTCTGTAAAAGTAACTTGATAAGTCATTGTTTACACTCCCACTAAGCCAGTTAGACTTTGTATACGCACTGTGTAATCTATCTGAATCAGACGATTTAGACTTTTTAACACAGGATGAAAAATAACATGTGTTAATAATAATGTTGACCCGTCTGACTTATAACTTTGTAAACCAAGCTCATCAAATACAAAAGTACTTTCAGTATTTGTTGCAGTGTCGAATGCACTTTGGTCGCTAGGTTCGCCGTAATCTAAAAGACAAGTAACAAAAATATCAGTGTAATTGGTGCCAGTCACATGACGACTTTCAATAAAGTTTCGCGTTGGATCGGTATTTGTACTTGAATTATTATTAACAACTTTGACATATGTTTCGTTGTAAAGACTAGCATTTGTACCACTGCTGTTTGGTGTTAAATAGGTGATAATACCTGTTGGATCAATAGCTGTTCCGCCATTGCCAAATGCCATCTTGTAGATAAAGCCTTGGCCACTGTTAGCCATACTTTCTGCTAGGGCAATACTGATATTTTCGTAGTGAATTGCGTTGCGTTTATCAATATAAATTTCAGCGGAAACAGGATCATAAATTTTAATATGACCCTCTATATGAATTCCAGTTGCGTCTTTAGTCTGCATATCAATCTCTCTTTATCTTATATTTAGCTAGTTTCATTATCTGCTATTTTAATCATTAGTTCTTGTAGTCAGAATACCAAATACCAGGGCTTGCTCTTAGAAATTCTGCAATTTTGCTAGTATCGTTCTGTATGTTAACTGTATTATCCCAAGCAATACCAGTTCGTTTGACAACAGTAACCTGAGTTCCTGAGTTTAATAAATTAGTTAATCTTATTTGATTATTTGTTCCGTTTACTGAAAAATCTGCATCAAGCTGTACATCTCCTTCAGGGCTGTAAGGGCTATTATTTACATTGTGTACTTTGTACGGACTCTTTTTCAAACGTATGTTTCCAATAAAGAATTTCCAGTTAGCAGAGTCTATACTAAACACTGTTGAACTGACATGATTTGCTATACATCTGTAAGTATAAGTCCCTACATTCACAATTGTTCCAATGGTGTAACTTGTAGAAGGAGTCCAAGTAGTTCCTTGATCATAGCCGCCAACAAACACTTCAATATCGTCCGATTGACCAAAATTTGCAGGAATTGTACTTGAATACCCGGCACTATAAGACCAAGTAGTGTTAGATTTTGTTGGAGTAAACGACAAATCTATAAAGTTGGTGCCGTCCGACAATATTTGTTCAGTAATTGAAATTTCAGTATACGGAACAGTTTCTGACGGGCCAATATCTTGAACAAATGTTCCTTCTCTGTTTAAAGAATAAGCGCCTGTTCCTAACGTTCCTCTACGTAATTTTCCTAAGATATTTCCTTGTTTAGAAAAATATTCAATCCTCTCTCCTCGTATTTCAATTACGCCTGGGCGATTTAAAGTAGGATTAGGTATATCAAAGTTATCTGCATTAGTGAGTACAATAGATAGATCGTTTAATTTTAAATCCTGAGCAAGTGTTGTTCGCTTACTTAAACTTAGTCGTTTAAAATGTACACGATTCAGCATGTCTTTAAATTGCATATATGCAATGCCAGATGTTAATACATTACTGCTAAAAGTAATCAAAGTTATTTTATCTGTAGAACTAGGTATAGTTGCTAGTTGAATAGTTTCTTTATCATCGTTTAATTTGTAATCAATACTAGGAACTAATAATGTTGTATTTCTTATAACCCATATATAGTTGTCATCAACTACAGGCCTATCTAGTTTTATAGTTCCATTAGATATAGATGTATATTCATAAAACTCAATTGTGCCAGGTGTTAATTCAAAATTAGATGTAACACTAACTGAAGTTCTCTCAATATCCAATATATTATGATTATATGAACTAACAACCTCAACAATAGTGGCTAATGGATATACTGTTCCAAAAGTTATAGTTTTTAATGTGGGATTGTAAGAATAACCGCTTGAAGATGCTACACTAACTACTAATTCTTTTCCTGAATATAGTGTGTATACAGATTGGTTAATTTTAATTTTAATACCACTCAAATCTATAGTATAGTCAGATCCTAAATTTAATTTTACGCCGTCAGCAAAAATATTTATTTGGTCAACTGCTACAGAATAAGGTAATATCTTTTTAGAATCAAGTATGTAATTTAATCGATTATTTCCAATTCTGAAATAACTGTTATTAGGTGCTGGAAGAATATTCTGTCCAGCTCTTACAATCATGTTTGACTCGTTTGGAGGTTTGTTTCCAACTGAAAATACTAGAGGATAAGTTGTGCTTACACCATCTATTGCAATTCTTTCTGTTTTAGTTACTGAAAAAGTTTGTTGATTACCGTTAACAATAGTAAAATTAATTAAAGAATTTACAGGAGGAATTATTCCAAATCGCAATCCAACAGCATTAGCAAACTCATAGGTACTGTCAGTTTTGAATAATTCAGGAGTATAAATTTCCCCATCAATATAAACCAAAGTTGTTAAAGAATCTTGCCAAGGTGCTTTTGTTATAAACTCGCGAGTAGCACCATCACCAATAAAATAGTCAAGGTCAAGGATATTTGAACCGTTAAATCCCATGTTAAAAATTGTAACTAGCTGGCCAGTAGTAGGTGTTACTTTTAAACTAACTGTTTTATTTTTATAATCAAATGTATAATCATCGTCAAGAGATTTTATATTGTTTCCAACTTTTACAATAATTGCTGTATTGCTATTGGGATAGATAGGTAAAGTAAAATCTTTTGTTACTCCGTTACTAATAAAATTACTAATTTTAATATTAGACGAACCCGACTGTGGTCTATCAAATACTTTGATAGCAACTGAATCTACCACTTGTCCTGGCACGACTTCTTCAGGCGCTGGGCTACTGGTTGGTGTCACAAACCCGTCACCATCTACTAAGATATCGTCTGCGGCCAAGCCTGTAGCAGTACTGTACGCAAGATCTCCACCTTTGATAGAAGTATCATAATCGTTTTCTGAAGGAGCAACTGATCCATCACTAGTGCTCTTACGTAAAATAAACGCATCTCCTGATGCAACCACAAACGTATTTGGAATTGTAAATGTGGCAGAAGTTCCGTTTGCAACTGGAGTAGTTAAAATTGCAGTTGTATTTGTTTGGCCTGACGTTCCGTAAGCAGGATCGTCCAATCTAGTTGGATTAATTTTACCGGTAATCTTAAGAACAACTCCAGACGTTAACGGATTAGTTAGTGACAATGTTCCGTTGGCATTGATAATTACATCATTTGGTTCTATCAATGTTCTAGTAGCTGTGATGTTTGTGTTATTTGGTATATTTGCATATAACACTTTGTTAATGCTGATAGTTGTGCTATTGATAATTCCTGTAATTACTGTGTCATATGTAAAAGTAGATACTGTAGCACAAGCCAACACATCGCCAACATATAAAATTGCGGTGTTGTTAACAGTCAATTTAGTACTACCAGCATAGTTGTACGAAAATATCAAAGTTCCCGATGGGGTGCTGTCTGGTGCGGCATTTAATAACACTGTAGTAGAATCAATGATTGCTGTTACTGTTCGAGTTCTTGGGAAACCAGTTCCCTGAACCGCCATACCAATCACTATACCAGTTGTGGTTGAAACTTTTAATGTAGTATCATAACTACCAGTCAATGATGTAACAGATATACCAGAAGTAGTTACTGTAGTTATTGTAGTTGCGATTGGTGCGTTTGCAAGAATATTATAAGTAAACTCTGTTAATATCCCATTTAATGTGTATGTATCAACATTGTTTTTTATATGATAAATGTTAATTGCTGTGCCTGCTGCCGGAATATACGGCATTGTGAACGAATATGTGTTTGCGTCCACTGTTACAAAAAAATCATCAAATGTAGGATCAAAGTTATCCCATTTATCTTGAAAGAATGGAGACGAATCCCATCCAGCTAACACATTAAATCCAAGGCCATTAACAACAACTCCGCCGTAATCAATTCCGGTCATTAATTGACTTAAATCTCTACCTAGCTGACCAACTCCTGGAGTATAATAATACTGAATTCTATCTGGCGCATTTAAAACCGTTTCGTCTATGTTATACTCAATAACAACCGTTGCATTGTTAGAAGGAGCATAGCCTACTGCAAATGTTATTTGTCCGTAATAAGAAGTAAATCCTTTTGTAGTTGATGTTATGGTTTTTAATTTATAGTTTTCTCGTAGCACAGGAACGTTGTTCACGGTAACTCTAGATTTTCCAATACGAATATCTGGAGCCCATTTTAAATTAAATTGTAAAGTATTACCGTTACCTGTATATGTTTCAACTTGTTCGATCTGTGTTACATAATTTGTTTGCGTTGTTCTATCAAATTTAATTCCAATATGGGCAGTTCTTACAACACTGTTTCCAATTATTGCAATTGCTTTTGCCTGTTTACCGGTAACAGAATAACCGCCGTCGATGGTAATTATAGGAGCTTGTAAATACCCAGTTCCCGGAGTTAACAATATAATCCTATTAACTTTTCCATTAGTAAAAAATGCCCTAGCTGTTGCACCTGTGCCTGTTGGGCTAGCAATAGTTACTGTTGGTTCCAAATAGTATCCAGAGCCAGCATCGACGATAACTATTTCAGTAATACTAAATCCACTATTATCTAGCCAAAATTTCCAAGGATAATTTTGTATACTTGCGTTGTCTGATTGGATAACTCCGTTGTTTACTGTAACATTAATTAATTCAATATTTCCAGTAGTACTGTTATAAATTGGTTGTAGATCAAAATCAGTTATTGGTAGTTGCGCAGTATCTAATCCGTCATAGTTACTAACATATTCTCTAATTTTAGTTTTGTAAGGTTTTACTTCATTTACGTAATCTTCAAAATTAGATAAATTATCAACAGGATAATTTACTGGCTGATCAAGCATACCTATGTTGTGTTGAGCTTTTACAAAACTGGTTTTAAAAATCCAATCTACATATAATTGTTCGCTAAACACATATCGAACGCTTTCAAAAAATAAATCTAAATAATTTTGTTTTAATTCGTTAATAAAGATTTTATTTTTAATTACATTTAAAATAGTTTTTAATTCAACACTAGCAACAACGTCAAACGAATCGCCGTCGTATATGTTTGAATCATAACCCACATTGGTACCAGTAAATTGATACAAAGATGGGCTTAACTGAATTGTGCCGTTTTCTATTCCAACAACTTGATAAGATTCAGTCCAGTCAACACTGGTTGAATTATTATATTTTTCTAAGAGCAACCAGCCGCCGTTATTAGCAATTCTTATTTTAACAATATCTCCAATAGCAGAATTGATTGAATTTAAATTAACAAATGTATCAACTGCATAATCCGGGCTTACAAACTGATTAAAACCAGTTGCGTACCAGTTGGCATATTCCCAATATTGTCTTACATCGTAACTTTGTGTTAATGTGCGTGACCAAACTTTGTATATATTATCGTAAGAATATATACTCCAATGATTAGACGCTTGTGTATCACTGTGTACTAACACAGAATAATTTCTAACTGATAATTTAGTTGTATGGCCGTATCCTTCACCTTGTGATGTTATAGTCACTCCTGTAACTTGTCCAAGCGTGTTTATAATTGTTTTAATTTCAGCGCCAATTCCTGCACCAGAAATTTTCACAAAAGGCGCAACTAGATAACCTTTGCCGCTTACAGTAATAAGAACATCTACTATCTTACCGTCAACAATAACTGGGGTCAAACTTGGCGGAATAAAACCAGTTATGTTTGCATATTCTAATTCTAAATCAGTATCCAATACAGTATCATATAAACCATAAACAATATTTGGTTCTTCATCAAACGAATCTAAATCAGAAATATCACTATTTTCTGCAATTTGTTCTGTAATAAATAATCGATTTGCAGTTTCAACAAATTGTTTAAGTGCTTCAAATCGATTTACAAACATGCTTTGTCTTGGTCTATTTTCAATACCGTATTTTAATTTAGTAGGCAAAGACATATCAGGGACTAATAATCCTTTGCTGTCTGTACCGCTCAAACTATCAAACCATTTTTGTTCTATAGTGTTTGGAATATTAGTTGTAGGATCGTTGCTAATTAATTTGTACTGATTGTGAATATTTTGATCAGTAATTCCTGTAGTCCAGTATTCAATGGACAATACAACATCTCTGTCATTTAGATAAGGTTTAACATTTGTAAGACTAAAAGAATTTAGTCCTGTTAATGCAAGATAACTATATCCTTGTCCTCGTGGATTGGAAATTAAACTAGAAACATTTGACGCTGAAATTTTTCTTCCTATAACATCAGGAATAACTTTTTTGTTCTTAACCCAAAAATAATATTTGTTTTTAAAAGTTTTACTAATTTTGTCGTAAATTTGTTTTGTAGCATATACTGTATCTCCATACAAAGACTGACCGCTAATATCCAAAGTGATACCAGCTGGAGTATCTGCCTGGGCGTCCCATTTGCTTGGCAATAAGTTAGTTTCAACCCATTCGTAAATATCAATAGTTGATCCGGTTGCTAGTGTATTCCATGTGCTGTTTCGATAAACTAAATTAGCATCGTAACTATTAATAAATTTGGCGTTTCGCAAATCCCACCATAGTGTACCTACTTGAATTTCTCCCCAAGTACTCGACTCGTCAACATTAACTTGTGATGTTCCTATTGAATAAGTTGCAGGGTCATAAAATGTTTTATATTTTATTTCTTCTTCTGCAGGTCCTGCAATTTTACCCTGTAAAGGATCAATTGTATCAAGGTAAGTAATTAACTTTCCAGTAACTTTATTATATAAGAAGGCTGATTTAATTTTAGTAATATCCGGAACCGCTACTTGTGTCGAATTAACACTCCAGCTATATTTTTCAGGTAATTTTCCATAATTATATACAGTACCAGAATTAGATACTGTACTAGTATTAGTAAACGGTGCCCCCACAAATATCTGATTATTTCCTACAGCAAATCCAATCCCGTATCCATCATTTTGTGAGGTAGTAGTTAGTAGTGTTTCACTCCAGACCCATTTAGAATTGTACCTGTCATATACATCAATTTTTCCGCTATCTACATTTCGTATTCTAAAAAAGGTAGAAATTTTATCAAAAGTTGTTTTGCTATCATCAAATGAAGTACTTAGGTATATGTCTCCAGCTTGACTGTATATTACTAAAGTTTTGTCATTGTCCATAAACGATAACTTTGATCCAAATCTTCCAGACGATTCTGGAAGATGAGGAATAATATCCTGGTACTTAGTATATTGGCCGCTTGATTGTAAGGCATATACGTCAACTTCCCCTGTTTGGTTAATTGTGGATACTGTAGAAAAATCATCGCTAACTGCAAAATAATTACCAGATGGAGTGATACTAATACTTTGTCCAAATGTAATACTGGTTCCTGTAACCGTTTGCGTTAACGTTGGTAATTCGCTAGAGTTGTTATAAACATAAACTTTTCCAATTGTATTTCCACTCGAAGCACTTACTAATAATTTACTAAAATCATCGCTAATTGCCACCGAACTTGCATAATTGTTTCCAGTTGCGCCGCCCGCTAGTGAAAACTGGTTATCATATGCCCAGTCAGTTGTTACAAAGTTTAAGATTCCGTCTGGAGTACTTGTGGGATTTCCGCTTAATAATAAAGTTGTTTCACTAACAATTAATATAACATATTGAGTTCCAGAAAATCCAGTGCCTTGCACAAACATACCTTCTCTAATTCCCTGAGTAGATGTTACTACTATTGTAGAATTAGAACTACCGACTGGATTATATGCAGAACTTGCCTCAATTGAATTTATATAATTTAATCTATAAACCTTTCCTCGATTATTGTCGTAGCCAGTTGCGCCTATTAGTAAACTGTTGTTACCAAACACTAACGAAGAACCAAAGTGCTCGCCAGATGCTGCCTGAGGACTAATAATGGATGTTGTAAAATTGTAATTATTATTAGAATCCTTTTTATATATTGAAATTGCACCTTGTTCTGATAAAGCTGAATTAGTTCCGCCAAGGTTAACCGGAATGTATGATATTTTTTTCCAAGACGAAATACCAACACCAGATACTGTATTAACAGCAGTGATTGATACAGAATCGATAGTTACAATTAAATCGTGAAGTACATTTTGGCCGCCAATACTGGATCCTAATATCTTAATCTTATCGCCAATTAAATATCCAGAGCCGCCAACTTGCCTTGCAATTGTGTAACCAGTTAATGTTGGAGTAACATTGAACGTTGCTCCAGTTCCTAATATTACTTCTGCAGGCAACGACAAATAATTTTGTGTAGGTGTTGTTCCAATTGCAGATACTGTAGTAATAGATTGTTCAATGACTCCAGTTACTGTGATTATAATATCGTTCACTGTGTCAACGCCGCCTACCGCAGTTCCAAGTATTTTTAATTTGTTACCAACCTTGTAACCAGCGCCGCCTGAAATTATCTTAACTGTAAAAGATCCTCCAGTTACAACCACTGTAAATCGAGCACCCTGTCCAACAGTTAATGTTGTTCCTGATACACTATTGTAAATTGCCTGAAGTGGATTATCTACTTGATAATATTTTGAATTACTATAAACGATACTTGCTTCTGAGTAAGAAATACCTTGAACATAATTTCCAATAAATTTTGTTGCGGCATAACTTGCGTTAGGAGATCCAACTGCCATCCATGTTTTATCATTGGAAAATGCAATAACAGTTGAATGCACATTTGTGGGATTCAAATTTATGCTTAACACTGGGATTGAAAATCCTGATCCGGTGCCGCCAATTGTTGCTGGGTCAACAGATAAATTATTTCCAGGTTGATATCCTGAGCCAGATTGATTTAAAATAACATTGACAATTTTTCCATTTTTAACAGTAAGATCAGCAGTTGCTCCTGTACCACTGCCGCCCGTTAATGGAATATCGCTGTATGTTGAAGTACTGGCAGTTGGAGTATAGCCAAAACCCGCAGTGTTTACAATCGTGGCAGCAAAGTTTGAACCAGTTCCTCCAATATTAACAGACGCGGTTGATAACACCTCGCCGGATATGTACTGATTATTTACAGAAACCAATATTAAACTAAAAACTGACCCGTTTCTAACAGTAATGTTAGCAACTGCTCCTGACCCGGTTCCGCCTGTTAACGGAACAGATGTATATAATTCTGTTCCAACCGCAGGAGAATAACCAGTCCCTGGACTTGTTAGTGTTAATGTTGATTCTATACTTGTAACATTTAATGCGGCAACAGCTCCATACTGAAAACCTGTACTAATATTAGCAGATATTTGCGGGCTTTGAATTAATTGCTGTTTGGCCCAGGCTGGTATAACTCCAGGTTTAATATAAGTTGTTATTTTACCATCAGTTGTACTTAGAGCCGCAATGTCACCTTGTTTAGTAACTGCTAAAGTTCTACCATAGTTTGATTTTACTCTAGGATACTGATCTGTTAAGGCAGTTTGATTATAAATTGGATTATATTTCCACGAGGCCCACTTGTTAGTTCCGTCGTTATCAACCCATATTAGCTCATCTAATTTTAATTTATCTGGTAATGTTGTATCTAACACATCTAAAGAAGATACTCTTTGAGTAGTTAACACTGAAATTTTAATAGAACCTAATTCATTAAAAGGATTTTGCCATCCTGCAACATCTTTTATTACAATAAAAGAATTTAATTCTACAGATTGTATTTTATAAAATCCGTTAATTTTAGTTGTTTGTGTAATTCCAATATAGGATCCTGCTTCAAAATTCACAAAATCGCTTAACTGAATAGTTAATTTTTTGCTAGGAGAATCGTAGGTTACGCTAGTAACAACCAAATTAATATCAGAAATTCTATAAACATTCCAGGAATTCTTTTCAAAAGAACACCACACGTAATCTCCATTAGAAAAGTCTGATGGGTTATAGCCTACAATATCTTCTATTGATTTTAAACTAAGTGCAACATCGCCCGAATTAACATATCCTGCACTTCTTAGTAACGGTTTATAAGTTAACGTGTCAGGCCATGGCGTAGAATCATAATTATCAGGTTTTAAATAGACATCCCCAGGTGCTACTTGTATTAAAAATGAATTAAGGTCTTTATTTTTTTCATTAACTAATACATACTGCTGAGGATTACTTCTAATACTAGTTTCATCTAGAATAAATTCAATTTGTTGGAATGCTGTACTAGCACCGTATTGTCCCACACGAATTGCCCACTCTTCGTAAAACTTTAAACTTTCTTTATTATCAGAACTTAACACATCAAATAATTTATTAAGAACATTTTGAGTTCCTTTTTCTCTAATCATTCCTTGATAAAACTTAAATTCGCTAACATCATCTTGAATAATATTGCTTAGATATTCTCTCTTTTGATAACCAATTATATGTTGACCTACTTTTTGATGTTGTAAATCAAAGCTATCAGAATCCAAACTATAAAAGTCTTCAAACTGTGTTGCAGAATTAGTCCAGTTAGGTAAAATCTTTTGTTCTGGTTTCTTTGATAATTGTGTCCAGCTGGCCCTGTTAAATTCAGTTGTTCCCGGTAGTTTAGAATTTGCACTGTAATAGAAACTTTGATAAACTACTATATCTCCAAGATTGTAATCTTGCCATTGTTGCCAGTTTTGAATATTAGCTTGGTCAAATATAAATCCTGGAATATCTAAACTGCCGTTCCAATTGTTAGTAATATAGCCAGATACATTAATTCTTTCTTGTCTGTATCCGCTAGCTGGGCTGTAAATAACATCATTAAAGATAGTGGTATTATTGATAACAACAACATGTTCGTATTGAACTAGGTAAAAACTTGCACAAAAAATTCCATCAGCTGTCTTAGGGCTATATGAAATTAAATTATCTGCTCTATAAGAATTTAAATCGGCTGATGGTAATGTTGTGCCATCAACTTTAAATATTTCGTAAGAGTTAAAACGATTATCAATGTCTTCTACTACTGATAAATCAGCAACAAAAGAAATTTCTCCGGCGCTAGGGCTTAGACTAATAACACTACTTCCGTAATTATTTAAACTTTCAAGTTTAACATAATCATCAAAATCAAAAGCTGATAGCGGCGGAAGATTTCTAGCGGCGCTGTAATAGTCGCCGTTGTATCTTACTATTGTTCCGTAACTGTATTCTTTACCTGGTACCCACTCAGACCATTTATCTTGTCCTGAGCTCCAATTCTGTGTGGACCAGAACATAAATTCTTTAGCACTAGTTTCCCAATTAGAAACTAGTCCTAAATTAGTATTGAACTCATTAAATACAAATCCTTGATCCTGTAACCATTCACCGTATCCTGTTAAAAAGTCAACAACTTCTTGAACAGAGCCTAATACTTTTCCGTATGGTACTATTACAGTATTAGTTCTATCCCACAACTTTCTTAGAATAGCGTCAGCACCGCCGTTAATAGGCAATGCTGTAAGTTTAGTAAATTGTTTTAAATCAAATGTAGTTTCGGATATAGTTAAAAACTTTGATTGATAAAATTCTCCGTTGTATTTTACAATAGACCCAACTGCATATTGTTGGCCTGGTGTCCAAACTGTGAACCCTTCTGAAATTCCGCCAATATTAATTTTACTGCCTGATTGCAAATATGTATATGTATTAAAATACGGAGTTGTTTGACTATACCCGTTGATTTGATATCCTGTTTGCAATTTAGTTATAATTACACCGCTATAGGATAATTTTTTAATAGGATTAGATTTATTTAAAACAATATCATAATCTTCTGCTGGAATAAAAACACTACCGGTACTGGAAGGAGTTTTACTGTCTAATAATAATTTAAATTGATCTTTATTAGTAAATGCGCCCACTCTGTAGCTAAGTTGAACGTCCATAGTGGTTAATGCTGTTTTATAGGAAGTATATGCTTTTAAATTGTTATTAAAAACATAACTTAGTATAGACTGAACAAGATAATTAACTAACCCTGAAGTTTGTACACGAGTCTCTGTTTCATAAGTGCTTGGCAAAACAATATCTTTTGGTCTAATTCTCAATTGAGTATCAGTGTAAATAAGTTGGCCTGCAACGTTTCTAGATATACGAGATCTGTCTAGCAATATTCCAAATGTTTTTGATGGTGCCAACAACATTAATGTTGACATTATACTAAATGGATAATGGCTACTACGCCTCCACGCTGACTCTACAGGCCCAACGTCTCCAAATACATAATCGGCATAGGATGAATTAGTAGGTACTCCACGAGCAAGTCCTGATTGTATTGGACTAATTATATTTCCAAATTCATCTACAGGTATACGATTAATTAAAAAAGGTTTAGCATACTTTGTTGATTTAATTGCGGGTCTTCCGGGTTCACGGATCAACCCGTCTGAAATGTCTTGCCACATGACTCGATTATCACTTGTATACGGTGCTGGACCGTATAAAGATTGCCACCAGGCTGGTTCTAGACTAAACCCTAACATTTCCCACGGACAGATATTTGGGCGATCTGTATCTAACAACCAACGATATACACCACGCCAATATCCTGGCAATCCTGTATCATTAGGAGCAGAAAATCTAGTATAGTTATAGTCTTTGGTCAGCGGGGTTGCATAGTCGTTTCCAACTAATTTTGCCCATTTATAAAAATTAGAAGAAAGCACGTTATTAAATTCTTCTCTACTATAAGGATTGATTCTATTGTAACTAGGCATTACATCATTTACATCGTAGATAGTTACATCATATTCAACTTTAATATTATTAAAAATTCTTTTTTCTAATTCTAAAATTATATTATCTCGGTAATCACCATATGATAAAATTAAACTTCCATCGTGACCTTGTATCATTAATCTTGGAGATGCAAAAGTAGTATCTAGAAAAATTTTAGGTTCATACTTTGGCCATATGCCTAACTTACTTGGAGTTTCTGGAACAAAAGACCCGTCAGTATTTTCGTATTCGTATGTGGTAATGGTATCGCCATTTGCTACAACTACATATGATGTAAGTTCAACAAACCCTTGGCTGTTAAATGTGTAGTCTTTTCCGTGAATTAACTGAGTGCCATTTAAATAAACTCCCACAGCTTTATTTGATAGATTAGATAAACTAAAAACTGTAGTTAAAGGATATGTTAATATTCTATAATCTTCAACAATAAAATCTGTTTTTAAATTTGCTCCGTACGGAACCATATCACTAAAATAATACGGGCTAGTGTTTGGTTTATTTCTGTTAAGTTTTTCTAAAATTAGGTCTACAAGAGAAACTGGATCTCCATCAACACCTATGTTGCTAGCAGTGTCAATGAATGCTCTTTTAAATGCGTTATAATCGTCTCTTGCTTGATCAACTGCTTTAATTACATTATTATCTTCTGAAGTGATATGATACAAACTTAAACTTAAAGGCCCGCTATGTTGTACAAACTTTGTTCCGTACGCAGTAACATTTCCTAAATCTCGTAAATTTCCAACGCCTGGAAATACTCCTGAAAAAATAGTTAAATTATCTACTATTGAATTTACATGGTCTAATACTTCACCCAACGTAAAATTTCCAATCTCATCGTTTAAGGGATTATTTTGTAAATTAACTGGTAATTCATAAAACCCGTTTGAGTTAATTGGTTGAGCCGCAAATGCCTTAATTGTTAAAACATCGTCTACAGTTATATCAGATATTAATACAACTTTTTTATACACAGGTGTATCGATAATAGACCATAGTGTTGGTGATAGACGTTTTCCGTTTACATAAACTTTAACTATTAAATCTGTAAGATTATCAATATTGTCAAAAATATCAATTTCAAAATTATTTGTTTTGTTAGAATTCTTATATATTCTAACAGCGGCCTGTATGTTAGTAACTGAACTAGTTTTCCAACCGTTTACAAAAACATATTCGCCAGAGTAATTATGTGTCAATAGATAACCAACATCTATATTTTTAGAAACAACAGATAAATCTTGTTTATATTCAAAACTGTCTGATCCTAAATCAAAGTTAAAGACAATATCTCCAATATTACTCACATTCTTGTAAGTTAATGGAAATCCTAAAACTTTGTCTGAGATACCAGTTCCTTTTTTGTAAGAAAATAACGATGTTCCAGTAAAAGTTGACCCCTGGTACACCGAGGTATCTCCAAAACTTACACCGTCTTTGTCATACACATCAAATTGAGGATTTTGATTAGTATTAATTTTTTGCTGAGATTTTTTCCAAGTAGTACCATCAAACCAATAAGATAAACTTTGATTTTTAATACCATTCTTAACCAAAACTGATTGGTGTGCAATAGGTGCTGAAATTTCTACCAAGTGTATTTGTTTAGTGCTAGTAGCAAGATGTTGCAATTGCAAAAAGTCAACACGGTAAATTTTATTGTTTACCAGTGGATCAGCATCTGCGGTAAACAAAATTGTTTGTCCCTGAGATAATGCAACACCATCTACACTATAACCAGCCGATCCTTCGATTGTTGAAAAAATATCATTAGTAAACGTATCAATTAAATTAACATCAGGGCCTGCAAGTGTTCCAAAATTAAATAATTTCAAATCTGCTTGGAATTCAATAATAGGCCTAGTTGCGCGAGCTAGCTGATCTATATTAGTAACAGTTTTGTTGTAAGATGCAGTTAATGAAATAACGTCTTTGTGAAACCATCGATTATAACGTGACCACGGATTTCGGTCTCTACTTGCTCGATTGATCACAACATAATCTAATACACTGGCATAGCCCGTGGCATCACTGAACGGTCCATTATCAAAAGGTGTTGCATCAAATTTAATTGCTTCTGATGTTGTGTACGGCCCTATAATTTCTAATATGCTTTCAGGAATTAGTTTTATAGCAGAGCCTACGCCTTCAACATAGAATTGTCCAGTAGCATATAGTTCAGGTTCTACTCGACCACCAAATCGAACTTTCATTCCGTTACTCAACGGAATTGTTTCATTTACAAAATATGTTTTTTTACCTAAAATGTCTTTTTCAACATTGATATACGTGTTCTCATCAATGTCTTGGATTTGAAACACGCCACCTACATCTATATCTGCTTCGCTTTGATAATATAGTATGCTTGGAGAATCTAATGGGACTTTAAAAGTTATTGTTCCATTTTCAACAGCATAGTTGTCAATGTCGTTATTAGTATATCTATTAAATTTTCCTACACTACGCACTAACTTAATTGAAAAAGGATGGGCAGGACTAGTGATTTCAAACTTATATGTTTGTCCCCTATACAGCGTTATTAGAGGATCCCGTGTTAATCCGTCTGGAGTAAAAATGTATTGGTAGTCTGCTCCAATTTCTTGCAATTCCACAGTATATGTGCTGGTAACTTCTTGTTTTTGGCCAAAAATTTCTATTGAATCTGGACCATATGGTAGCCAGTAGTAGCTTTGAAAATTAACAAACTTATCCCAGTCAATGTGTGGGTCCCAAGAATAAAATTCTTGACTATTGATACGTGCATGGTTAATTGTGTTTGCCCCAAACACATTAAGCTGATTAACATAGTCAATGTAGTCTTTAAAGAATACAATATTGTCAAGAGAGTCTTTAATAACTACTCCGGGTTCTAATTGATAATCTTGTTTAGATTTTTCAGGAGAAGCAACAAATATATCAGATGCAACTGATGCTTTAGAATTTTGGTGGCCAATATAACCATTAACTTTATCTACTGTTCCTGGCTGAAATAGCTGGTCAATAGTGGCTTGTAAAAACTTTTTATTTGCTGGTGTTTGATAAAAACCAGGTAATAGATTTGCACTAAGGCCGGTTTTTCCAACTGGGTTGGTTTTTTTAACCATTGTTTACTCCATTAGTTGCACTAGTAATGTTTTGTGAAGATGTAACAGATGCTAATGCATTTCCAGTAACAGTTTTAAGATTACCTGATGTGAATCCTGATACAATTATTATATCGTCAGATGTACAGCAACTTAAAAATATTTGGTCGCTAGGGCATTGTATCTCAAACAAACTACCAAAGTATTGATTTTCTTGTTTTGGAACGATAACAAAATTTGTAATATCTGGTGATAACTGACTCATTATGTATGTTGACAGCTCTGTGAAATAAAATGTGTCGCCAAAATTCCAATTGTCTAACGCAAAGAACTGATTAATTGCCGTTAATATTCTTGATATAATATCTGAATTAGAAACTGTTGAGTCAACATTTTTAATTACATTAAATGTTGCTTGTAAACTTGCTTCGGCAGCACTTCCAAATAATAATTTATAATTTATTGGATGATAAATGATTTCATCAGATATAGATTTAATTAAATTTAAATTGGGACCTAATAAGCTATCTAATTCGTTAGAGCTAGGAGGTAACGGCTTTGTAATATTTGCACCTTGCAGCCACTGCCTAAATTTAGTATCATAATTAGATGTTAGTACATATACATCAATTATATTGCTTGCACCCGGATCAATCCTGCTGTCATAATCGGCACTGTGTACATATTGAAATCTTAGATTATCTCGACCAATATAAACTTTGTAGTCGAGAGTTGGATTTAGCTCACCGGTACTTAGATATAATTTTTTAACAATATTTGTATCTTTAAAATAAAAATATTGGCCGTCAGCATATTGTGTTAACGAACCAATTGCGCTTTGTGTGGTTAAAATAATTACAGGCCCAGTTATAGGATTATTAGTTACATATTTGTAATCTTCCTGTCCTTGACTAATTAGATATCTCTTAAGAACAATATATGTTGGTATTGCTGATATATCTGATCCAGGATATACAATATCTAAAAATAATTGAGGGTTATCAACCACTCCGTTGTTATCTAGATCCGCAAAAGATACTAATATTTTTTTAGAATCAATGTATCCATCCAAACCGGTATAGGGAGCTATAATGTCCCATTTTAAATCAGTAGTAAACGATTTTGTATCTGACGGTAATGTATTGATGTTTAAAATTTTTATTTCATCTTTAATTACAGAACTTGAAACAATATCATAAATCTTTGTATCAGCATCTACGTAGAAATTAAGTTGTTTATCGCTTTCAAAAACATATCTTAAAAAACGTGACGTAGTAGTGTAAAACTGATTATTAGTTGTAAACAAGATTAACCAACTAGAATCTTTTTGTGAATTAGTAACATCGCCTTGATTGCCTAGTGTAAATGCACTGGATGTATTTAAATTAGATTCAAATATAATTTTCCAAGACTGTGTTCCAGCGTCGTATCTTAATCCAAATGGTTGATTTGAAAATATTAAATCAATCATTGTGGCTCTTGTTGTGGCATCAATAGTTCTAGTAAATTTTGGAATTAATTGTCCAATTACAGGATATACACCATTAGTAGTATCAAAAGTTTGATTAACAACAATTGGTCCAAGGCCTGTTGACAATGTACCAGTACCTGCGGCCGTGCCGTCATCCGCTACTGAAATAATTTCAACCCATACGTATGACTTAGCACCTTTACTGTTTATGTTTCCAGTTTTAATAATATTATTATTAAGTGTATCAAAATATTGTGTTGTTGTATCAGGTACTACAAATTTAACTAGCGAACCTGGAGTTAAAAATCTTAAATCTGTTGCTGAATAAGAACCAACTTTATAAGGTGTAGAATTGTTACTTGCACCAATATAACCACTTGAACTATTACTATCAGTAGTCACATTGTACCATATAATTTCTAAACTAACTGTAAGATAATTTATAAAATTACTATAGTAGAAATTTCTTAAATTAGTAGCATTTAAAATTTTATAAATATCTCCGTAAATAATCCCTTCAATATCTGTCTGAGTTAGATAGGTAAAGTTAGATGAATAAGAGTAATTTTCTCTATACAAGACACCATCGTCTGCGAATAAATTTGTACTGCTATACTTTCCGGTTGGATCTGTTAAGTCAAAATATCTACTAATACCACTACTTGTTCTGTTAATAGCTTTTACTTTTGCAACTTGGGTAGATGCCGATAACGGGCTAATGTTATAATCTTCGCCAGTAATCATTCTATTTTGTGTATAATATGTCTGAGGTGCATTAGATTTAACGCTTTCATTAGTCTCAGTTATTGCCGAATTAGATGAAGAAGTAGTAAGACTTAAATTAATAGATAGCGTTTCATTTTTACCTTGTGCTGAAACATACGGAATATTAACGCTGACATTTCGTATATCCGTTGGATTAATTGTATAAGTTAAATTATTACTAGACCTATAATAAACTCTAAAATTTCCAACAGGTAAGTTTCCAAATATGCCGTCACTGAATTGCAATGCTATTGAATCTCCTGCGCGAGTCGCTACGCTATAAATGTTTTTAATCTTATTGCTTAAACTATTATAGATAATATTATTTCCAGTAGTGCTTGGCACTTGAGTCCATAACTCTGATTCGTTTCCGTTTTGATCCAAACTATACAACCACACATCTGTATTATTAATATTTTGTGTATCAACATTAATTGACTGATTTTTACTAGGTTGATTAATTACAAATGTACCCTGATTTAAACTGCCTTGCGTAAAATTAAAGAAAAATCCTGTGCCAGCGGAACTAGATCCGTAGCCGTCATCTTTAAAAATACATGCAGGACTATTTCCAACTTTAGGTGCTTCTTCGTATATAACAGTTTTATTTTTAAATGTTGTGCTGGTAATTTCAAAATTCATTAGACGACCAGCAACTGTTTTAGAAAATGCATACACTGGAAGTGCGCTACCTGTACCATTAAATCTATATTGACTTGTTGGTGTGCCATAAATTTCGGCAGAATCGCTAGGATTTCCAAACTGTTGTGTTGTAGGCATTGCGGCATTTACTACTTTAATAAACTGATCATACCAATTGGCATTGCTAGGGTCATTCCATGTAATATACTGACCGGCTAAATTTCGTCCGTTACTGTCAATAACACTTTCAGTAGTACTAATAGTTGTAAATTTTAAAAGTCCAGTGCTAGCAGTATTCCTGTTAGCATTATAACTAACTAATCGTGCTAGGCGTAACACACTGTCACGACGCTCTGCTAATTCTAAGAAGTTCTCACGAGCATTCAAATCAACACGGAACGCAATACTTTGACCAATGTAGGCAATTAAGTCAATAAGTGCTAGATATTCAGAACTTTCAATATAATCATTAAAATCTTCTGGGAAATTTGTACGGATATAATCTATCATTGTCCGACGCAAATTATCAAAGTCATAGCTTTGAAAGTCTGCGTTTTTAAAAGATTGATAAATTTTCTTCCAATCTTCAGAAACTAACAGGTTGTTTTGTCTATCTGTTGAGCTCATAATATTTCCTAGTATCAGTATTTATTGATTAAAATTATATGCATACATTATTATGCAGTGAGTAGTCCATTGGCTTGATCAAACTTCAACTGTAGGCTCTGTTGAATATTATAGGGAACATACTTTAATGTACATTGTATTTCTAAGCCTGTATCGTAAGGTGTTACTAATACGTTTCCTGCTTGTACTCGAGGGTCGTGGTTGAGTATTTCATTAACATTTTGTACAATAAGGTTTTTTAGTTGTTCAGTTAACGGCTCAAACAACAGGTCCCAAATGATGGTTCCAAAACGAGGTTGCATCAATCTTTCGCCTTGTCTTATGTGAAAATGATTCAGCAAATCTTGTTTAATTAATTCAAAGTCATAAAGCACAAAGTTTTCTGAAGAGGTGTTAACTGTGCTGAACCCTCTATATTTTCGAGATGCGTTTTCAGTAACTAGCGGTTTTGCTGGTATGGTTGTTTTATTGTAAATTGTTGTCATTATTGCTCCTCATCCTCAGGCGGAGCCTGACGGTCAAATGTGTCTAATGGTGTAGAGTAAGTTTTATATAAGTTGGGTGTTGCTATTGCACTGCCTGCTTCTCTATCAGTCATTTCTGGTTTAAAGTTTACTGGATCCAGATTCTCATGGTGCGGCCACGGCTCGTGCGTTGGTATACGCAACATAATACTTTCTGGTAATGTTCCATCCGCTTCGTCTGGATTTTCAAATGTTGATAATGGTTCTGGTGGAGTTGCGGCAGTTGCAGTGCCAGCGGCGCCAGCAATACCTGAGTTGAAATTAATATTTCCGCCATCAATTGCTGTGTTTGCCGCACTGATCGTAAAGTCGCCTGAACTAGATACTACACTTGCTCCACTCACATTGAGATTAAGATCTGCTCCAGTTGTTATGTTGACAGCGTCACCGGTTGTGATATCCAACGTAGCTTCAAAGGATTGAGCTACTGCGCCTGTAACTGTTTCATCTTTTGTTCCGTCAACTTGAATTGAAACATTTCCGTTTACAATGCAAATTTTATCCATGCCCACTTCTGTCTGATGGCGTTCAGCAACTTTTAAATTAAAATTACGTCCTACTTCTATATTAAAATCTCTATCAGCATAAAAATTAAAATCTTGTTTTGTATGCACACTAATACTGTCTTCGGCATAGATATCTATTTTTCCATCACTACTTAATTCAATCCAACTAGTGCCTCTAGCATTACCTATGTAGATTAAATCTTCAGTGTTGTGCAATAGTATTTGATGGCCAGTTCTTGTTCGCAAACGAATAAGCTCATTATGGGGTAAGTCTGGTTGTCCGTCTGTTTCGCCATCTTCTAAGTTAGCATACTCAGGCGGGCCTTCAGATGCTGTAGTTTTACGCAACCATTTATCATCGCCGTCGTCCATGACAAATGTAGACCCGCCTAGTCGACTAACAAATGCGTTAGGAATTTTCCATTCTGATTTTCCAATAGGAGCTTGCTTGGCGCCAGGGCGTCTATCAACCGGGCCCGGTGTACTAATACCAAACACCATACTAGGTATTTCTCTACGAGCACTGCTTGTAGTAATTCCTCTACTGTCATCAAACACCAATCCTTGTTCAATTAAAATATCAGCAAATGGGTGCGTTGGCTTGTATGCATTTGTAGGATTTACACTAATCTGACCAGCGTCTTCGCCGGATTTATCTGCTTTTTTATTATACTCTGCAACAGGAACTCTTCCAAGATTTCCTGCATTATCTGCTTCAGGATCTTCAACTACTTTTTGTGTTGCGGCAATTCCTGGCACCATAAAGTTTGCGGCTTCATCCATAATACAACCAATCCAGTAGCCGTCTTTAGGATTAGAATCAACAAATATAACCATGACCCTAGTGCCCACATCAGGCGGAACCATCCACATGCCGTAACTTTTTTGTGTTTCGTTATAATCATCAGGACTTATGCCAACTGCGCTTTCTGGAGTAACTCCGTAGAACGGACTCATATATTTTACACGATGCAAAGAACTTTCTGAAGGTGTATTTCCCGAACCTGTTCTCAATAATTCAACCTGTAGTTGACCCATATAAGTTTTGTCAAGATGGCTTACTACCCTAGCAATATACGGGCCTGGAGAGGATAACTTAGGTTCTGACGAAATTTGATTAGTATCGCTCATTCGTATCCTCCAGATGTGTCGCTTGGGACTTTTTCTTCATTTTTTGTATTAAAGATTTTTTCAGGAGGATCATCAAATAATTTTTCTTGTTGGGGTCTTCTAAAACCTGTTAATACTTGTTTAAACACTCCTCCAGAAAATTTACTAGCAACAGAATTAACACAATACAATCCGCTGTAGGCCAGCACAGGAGCTGATTTGCTGCCGGCGCCCATTGCATATAATCCAGTAGTTTGATTAATGTCTATAGGAGATCTGAAATTAATCATGATATCCACTTCTCCATTTTGGTGATTCATAGTGCCATCACTATTGAGATTTTTATATTCAGTTTCTTGTGCAGTAAAATTACCAGTTCCGCTTTGTTGAATAAAATAAGGATCACCTATAATTTCTAAATTCAAGTCATACAAGTCCGTCGATGTTGTTAATGCATCTTGGAATAATTTGGCAGCACGTTGTTGTTGAGATTCTTGACCGCCACCGCCTTGCTTGTCTGAACTGGTTGAAGTTCCTGTATATTTTACAATAGTAGGCATTGCACCTGGTTGTTTTGATGGTTTATTTCCATCAGGCAACGGACTTACATTGGCTTCTGGTTCGTTGATCGATGATGTTGCACCGCCTTGAACTTTATCCGCAGTTCGTTGTAGTGAATCAGCACCCATAATAACAGAAAATCCATTATTAATAGTGATATCAAATCGTAAAACATCCACGTTTTTTCCAGTAAAAATATAATTGTATTCTTTAACTGCTTGTTTTTTTAAATTATCATAGCCCGGGGCTTTTACGTTAGGCGGTGTCATTCTACTTGCATGAACACTGTATGGCACCACACGATAAACAATTAATTTAGGTTTTGTGCCTGTGCTTTCCATGTTTTCACTAGAAGAAATATTGTATACTTGGCAATCAATTCTCCACCATCCTCTGTAACCTTCATCGCTTAAATTTGCAGGATCCAGTGCCTCTTTAGCATAGTCACTTAATAGCAGTACTTGATTAATAGCTGTAGGTATGCTTGTGTCTTGTGTGAAACGCATTTCACTTTCTTTAATATCAATACCTGCTTTGTTTCTGTTGAAGCGTCCAGTTTTGTCATAAAGAACATTGTCTTTACCTGTTGTAGGATCACCTCTGCGGTCTGCATCAAAACCTAAACTTGCTCTACCAAGTGCATTACAAGCATCTGATTGTTGAATCAATGTTTGATTAAGTGTACTTCTAGAAACACCAAGAGACCCAAATAAATCGTTTAACTTGTCTGCTGATACACTTGAAGAAATAGTGGCACTTGATTTTTCTTCGTTATTAGTTGATCCGGCTGCTGGCGTTGCTTGTGAGGATGGATCGACTGGAAATAATATCAAATACTCGTCTGCTATTTTAATAGTACCTGCGGTCACTAGTTCCTGAGATCTACGATTCAGAGCGGCTTGTAAACTATTAGAACCAGTTTGTAAAATTTCTTGTACTGATGTTCCGCTGGTTGCAACGTCTTTCTTAAACAAAGCATTAACATCCAATGTTGCCGCTTGATTGTATGGCATTGCTTCGCAAGTATACACACTGCCTGCTTCTGTAACTTTCATGCTAAGATTAGTAAATGCAAAAGGAATACGTCGACTGCAACCTTTAATAATATCCATCTGACCGTTTTCTTTATTGCCTCTAAAATCTATAGTTAAAATAAACGGTGCTTCTCTCCAATTATCATGTCCTAGTTTTTGTGCAATTGTTTGACACGCAATAATAAACATTCCCATACTGTATGGTTCTGTTATAGTAAAAGACATGTTAGTAACGTTTGTATTTCCTAATCCTGGCAAAAATCCTATTAGGCTTTTCATTTCTAAATTGTCTATATAAAAATCAAACTTACCATAGATAGTGTCTACTCGATTGGAAGGATCTATGTTGGCATTCTTAGCAATCAATGGAAACTTCTTTCCTGCTTGATATGTGGTGTCTGGATGATTAAGTTCATAGTCTGTGAGACAACCAATGCCCAGCACATAGTCGTAACTAGCATAATTAAACAGGGGATTTTTTAAAGGAAGTTTAAGACCTGTTGTCTTAAATGGTGCAGTAAGAGATCCAAGCAATCCAGTAATGCCATCTCCTAGCGATCCTAAACCTAGAGCACCAAGTGCCGCTACAGGACCTTTAGAAATAAATGACACTGCTGATTTTGCGGCATTGACCGCAGTAGTTGCAGAATTTATTGCACCACTAATATTAGTAGGAAACATATTATAATCCCAATACTGATTTTAAACCGCTACTCTTTGGAATATAAATTTTTGTACCCGGTACAAAATCTAAAATAGGATCTTGTAACACATCTAAATTACGTTGAATAAAAACCCACCATAGTCCTGGCTCGCCATACAAGTCATACGCAAGTAAGTCTGGACGGTACATGTATTGTGATTGAATCGAGTACAGGAAGTCGTCTGGTTCTGCACTTACTGGTCGAATAGACAGCGTATCTAGATAATTATTACGTGTTTGTGTTATAAAATACGGACTTGTATTCAAATATGTTGCCATGTTATACCCATCCAAAAGAATTATTAAGGTAGCCGCCGGCAACAAATCTATCTAAGCTAAAGTTACGTACAGAATTCCTACTGTAGATTGGTTGTAGTTTAATTACAAATTCACTCTTAGTTGGCACATGACTAACTCCACCGCTAGCTGTTCCACCAATACCAAATGTTCCTAGCAATCCTGCCACTTGCCCAACACCACCTGCAATGTTACTTACCGCATCTGTGATACCAGATAGCCCAGGAATGGAGCCACCCAGTGCACCACCCACTGCACCTGCAAGACCGCCAATGCCTTCTGCTATGCCTTCAACTTCGCCAGCGGCGCTTCCAACAACATTGACTCCAATATAATCGCAATCTTTATTCAATGTTGTTGAAAAACTTGTGACCACACATGGGACATTTTTAAAAACATAGTTACCATATCCATTCAAGAAAATAATTTGTGGAGGGTTGCCTGCCTTCGGATCATTTCCTGTGAACATTTTGGTAAGACTACGTAAATAATGCACGGCGGCAATCCAGTACAATCCTTGTGTTGGGTCTTCTACGTTCATCGGAGCTGTGATACTAATCTCACCCGGGTCACTATTTTGATAAGCTCTGAATGTGTAGTTTGAGTGCGTAGTTTGTATTGGGTTATATGTAGCTTTACTAGACATACTAATTACTGGAGTGTACGGAAAAATTAAACCACCTGCATCTTTTAGAGGCGCAAGAACTGGGCTTGTTCTAAAACTACTCCAGTTAGCAAGGCTAAGTCTAACCCGCCAGTCATTAGAGTTTGCGTCGCCGCCAAAACTGGCAACTGCACTTAACAAATCGCCCACTGCTTCGCCAGCGGAAGGTAAGTCTATTGCTCGCAACGCACTTAACACATCGCCGTCTTCAAACCCTTTGCTTATAGCGTCGCCTAATTTACTTGCTGTGTTAATTGCGCCTCCCACTGCTCCAATTGCATTTTGGGCGGCGCCTAACGTTGATATTAAATTTACAGCCATAAAATAGTTTTCCTTTTGATACTCTATTTATTTGACTTTAATAAGTGCGTAGTTTATAATATAACATCCGGAGAATGATTAATGACATTAATACCAAGAGCACCCAAGGTTAATTACCTAAACAACAAAGACATGTTGTTAGAAATACACAGAAGCAAGACATCATATTGCAGTTTTATCAAACCCGAATATCATCAATACGATTTAATTGTACCAAGTACTGATAAAATTAATATTCGAACTGTTGCAGAAGCCAAGCGCAATCAGGCCAAACGGCAAGGGGATGCTGAATACCAGCGCAGAAAAGCCGCTGGAGAAAAAGTTAAACAAGCAGACTGCGAAGTAGACTACAAGAAAATAGCCAAAACCGACATAGTGTTTAGGGTAATGTCTTATGATCATATTCCGTTAAACGGCATTAGGAAAAAGAATCCTAAAACACTTGCTGACCACCGAGACAAAGTAAATTTTCCTCCGTTTCAGCATTGGAAGTTTGACGAAGAAGGCACATTAGTGTGTGTTGGAAAAAGTCATTGGAAGGGAGATTTAGACACAGGACACTTTGATAAGGATGCGGGCCAAATTACTCCAACTTTAGCACGAATGATGTTAAAATTATGTGAGAGGTATGCTACTCGCGGCAACGTTCGTGGCTACACATACAATGACGAAATGAAAGGTCAGGCTATTTTGCAACTAACACAGATTGGATTACAATTTGACGAAAGCAAATCGGACAATCCGTTTGCCTATTTTACTGCGGCTGTTACCAACAGCTTTGTTCGTGTTATTAATATTGAAAAACGTAATCAAAATATACGAGATGACATTTTAGAAATTAACGGCATGAATCCTAGTTACAGTAGAACTGGGGCA